CTGATGAACCACTTGTTCCACTTTCTCCTGAAGAACCTGATGTTCCACTTGAACCTGATGTTCCTGATGAACCACTTGTTCCGCTTTCTCCACTTGAACCTGAAGTTCCTGATGAACCACTTGTTCCGCTTTCTCCTGAAGAACCTGATGTTCCTGAAGAACCTGAAGTTCCTGAAGAACCTGAAGTTCCTGATGAACCACTTGTTCCACTTTCTCCTGAAGAACCTGATGTTCCTGATGAACCACTTGTTCCACTTTCTCCTGAAGAACCTGAAGTTCCTGATGAACCACTTGTTCCACTTTCTCCTGAAGAACCTGATGTTCCTGAAGAACCTGATGTTCCTGAAGAACCACTTGTTCCACTTTCTCCTGAAGAACCTGAAGTTCCTGATGAACCACTTGTTCCACTTTCTCCTGAAGAACCTGATGTTCCTGATGAACCACTTGTTCCGCTTTCTCCTGAAGAACCTGAAGTTCCTGATGAACCACTTGTTCCGCTTTCTCCTGAAGAACCTGATGTTCCTGAAGAACCTGAAGTTCCTGATGAACCACTTGTTCCGCTTTCTCCTGAAGAACCTGATGTTCCTGAAGAACCTGATGTTCCTGATGAACCACTTGTTCCACTTTCTCCACTTGAACCTGATGTTCCACTTGAACCACTTGTTCCGCTTTCTCCTGAAGAACCTGATGTTCCTGATGAACCACTTGTTCCACTTTCTCCTGAAGAACCTGATGTTCCTGATGAACCACTTGTTCCACTTTCTCCACTTGAACCTGATGTTCCACTTGAACCACTTGTTCCGCTTTCTCCTGAAGAACCTGATGTTCCTGATGAACCACTTGTTCCACTTTCTCCTGAAGAACCTGAAGTTCCTGATGAACCACTTGTTCCGCTTTCTCCACTTGAACCTGAAGTTCCTGATGAACCACTTGTTCCGCTTTCTCCTGATGAACCACTTGTTCCACTTTCTCCTGAAGAACCTGATGTTCCACTTGAACCTGAAGTTCCTGATGAACCACTTGTTCCGCTTTCTCCTGAAGAACCACTTGTTCCACTTTCTCCTGAAGAACCTGATGTTCCTGAAGAACCACTTGTTCCACTTTCTCCTGAAGAACCTGAAGTTCCTGATGAACCATTTGTTCCACTTTCTCCTGAAGAACCTGATGTTCCTGAAGAACCACTTGTTCCACTTTCTCCACTTGAACCTGATGTTCCTGATGAACCACTTGTTCCGCTTTCTCCACTTGAACCTGACGTTCCACTAGTTCCTGATGAACCTGAAGAACCATCAACACCACTTATACCTGAACTACCTGAAGTTCCTGATGAACCACTTGTTCCGCTTTCTCCTGAAGAACCTGAAGTTCCTGATGAACCACTTGTTCCGCTTTCTCCACTTGAACCTGATGTTCCTGATGAACCGCTTGTTCCACTTTCTCCACTTGAACCTGATGTTCCTGATGAACCACTTGTTCCGCTTTCTCCACTTGAACCTGATGTTCCTGATGAACCGCTTGTTCCACTTTCTCCACTTGAACCTGAAGTTCCTGAAGAACCACTTGTTCCGCTCTCCCCTGATGAACCGCTTGTACCACTTGAACCCGATGTTCCTGAACTACCTGACGTACCGTCTGTACCGCTTGAACCCGATGTTCCCGAACTACCTGATGTACCATCTGTACCGCTTGAACCCGATGTTCCCGAACTACCTGATGTACCATCTGTACCGCTTGAACCCGATGTTCCACTTGAACCTGAAGACCCGTCTACACCACTAATACCTGAAGTACCACTAGTTCCCGATGAACCACTTGAACCATCAACACCGCTAATACCTGATGTTCCAGATGTTCCAGTACTACCAGTAATAGTTACCGTAATGTTTCCACTACCATCATTAACAACGGTTGCACCGCTAAATGTCATACCTGTGACATTGGCTACTGTTGTCGTACCATCACTAACACTAAGTGGACTACCTCCACCACCTGATGTGAATCCTGAAACATTTACTGAAGAACCATCACTATTATTTAAGGTAAGTGTACCTGTTCCACTATCGTATGTTCCACCTGTTACCGTACCTGTAAATCCTGTGATTGTAACTGTCCCACCAGTGTTGTTATATAAATCTAATGTAGTAGTACCTGAATTGTACGTACCACCTGTAATCTGAATATCAGTACCATAGAATACTCTCCAACGAGCATTTTCTCTCGTATCATTATACCCTTCAATTGTTGACGCAGTCCATGCGTTAATAAAATCTTTACCGGCTTGAGAACGACTATTAACCGTTGTTGAATAGTCAGTTACTGTTTTTGCAGAATTTCCTGTAAGTCCCGATAAAGAATCCCATAAAAATTCATAATTAGGTATTACGTATTGATAAACAGTATCAGTTTCTTGGACATAAACTTGCATACCCAATCTTCTTCTACCTGAAGATATATTATCGGAATTTAAACTTATACCATCTGGCGAAAATGATGTTCCCGTCCCTTTTGTAAAATTAATTGGGATTGTATTTGCCGACAATTGTATATTTGAAGGGTATGTTGTTGCAGTTAATATAAGTTCTAAATCCCTTAAATAATAAACCTCCATATAACCCCCAATAGTTAATACCGAAAAATTAGTACCAAATGTCGAGGTTCTTGCAACACTTTCACTACCACTTAATTGTGCTGATGATAAAGGGTTTTTATATTCAAATGCCATATTTCAATTTAATTATTATTCAATTTTATTCTTAAGATTTAGTATCCCCCTTAATCCATAAAGTCGCACCTAATGGTGGTGTTGTTGGTACAAAATAAAGTTCATTCATCCACAATATTCTATAAACTCCCGCAGGAATAACACATCCACCAGGCACTGTCACATTTATTGACGCATTTCCTGCGTCAGGTATACCATTATCAATGATTCCAACCGAACAAGCAGCTCCTGTACCAACATCTAATGTCATATTGTTCATGGTACCTCCCACACCATTCAATGGTACCCAAACAGTATAAACATATTGTTCTGTAGGATTAACCATTGTTGTTGTAATACCAATACTACCAAATGTGTATTGATTTTGAGAACAACCTTGTGAATCAACCCCTGTACCTGAAGCCTGTCTGATTGAATTTTTAATTGTACCAACATTGGTTATAAAATTACCACTTGAACCTGACCATCCAGGATATTGAGCATAGATTGCCATGTCAGCAGCATATGTTGCCCCACCTGCGGGTCCACTACTATTATTAGTAAATCCATTGTAGTTACCACCAGCGTTACTTGTCCATAAACCTATATCACCTTGTGATGTTGAATCTTGTGGTTCAGGGAAAATGTATGCACTAAATGGAACATTAGTCGGTGTTGGTGTTTGTGTTAATGTTGGTGTATTAGTTGGTGTTTCTGTATTAGTTGGTGTAGGTGTTGCAGTATTACTTGCCGTATTAGTCGGTGTTTGAGTATTAGTTGGTGTTTGGGTTGGTGTTGCAGTGTTAGTTGGTGTATTTGTTGGTGTTACAGTTGGTGTTTTAGTATTTGTAGGTGTTTGAGTATTTGTAGGTGTTTGTGTTATAGTGTTAGTTGGTGTTACAGTTGGTGTTTGAGTATTAGTTGGTGTAACACTTGGTGTAGGCGTTGTAGTATTAGTTGGTGTTTGTGTTTGAGTATTAGTAGGTGTATTAGTATTTGTTGGTGTTACACTCGGTGTCTGAGTGTTAGTTGGTGTTATTGTTGGTGTAGGACTTGGTGTTGTGGTAACTCCAGTCATTGGGTCAGTAGGAGTTGGTGTTGGTGTAACTGTTGGTGTTGGTGTTGGTGTACATCCCGCACCTGAATCTGATAACGTTAATACAACACCATAAATCATTTCGGTCCTTGTAACTCCAGTATATACAGCAGTAGTTCCTGTAGAACCAACATAAATATCAAATGGACCAACAGCATTGTTAATACCATCAAACCTAACAATAATGTTCTGATTACAACCTGTAATGGTGTATTGATTAGTTACCGCATTAAGACATCCACTAGCCTCATTAACTACGATAATATCATAAATTTGCCCCATTCTATTATTTTATTTCTTAATAAATACAATGACATTGTAGTTTATAAAATAATATTTTTTTTTTCTATAAACTTAAATTACAATTGTATCAAAAATACAATCAGGATTGTCCAAGGCAATTGTAAAAATACAATCACTTGCAACGATTTGAATTGTAAATCCGCAACCATATCTACATTCAAGAATTTTAAATTTTGAACACCCATTAGCGTCAGTTATTTTTAACATGATTGCAGGCGCATTATCAAATATTGTGGGAAGATAAAAATTTTCAGTAGGTGGAACCGCTCCACTAATTGTTCCAACAAAATATTCATTATTACCATAAACATCAGAAACATACACCTGATATGGTGATGTACCTGTTATTGATATGATTTCTATCATTGCCATATTAACTCACACAATTAATATCATATTGGATTATTAGGTCAATTACAATTTGTTGATTTGCCAATCCACCTTCTGTAGATATTGTTACCACACTTGTTGTAGTATCTATCGTAACACTACTAACACCGGGTATTGATAATAAAATTGTTTCAACCGCATCGTACCATTGTTGATTGGTTGGAATATCTAATAATGTTGTACCCGTATAAAAAGAATCTGTATATGTCACTCCACTAACCTCTACTTGAGCAACAAAAGTTGCTGCACTTAATAAACAATTGGTGTGTCCAGATATAATATCATAATAACCTTCATTTAACATTTGAAGAATACCTCTCTCTGTTCCCGAAGTATATTGAAATTCTTTTTCACACATTGTGTAAATTTGATATGTTGATTCAATTGCCGTACAACTTATAATAGTACTCCTTGTTTGAACACATCCATTATCATCAACAATTGTTAAACTGTAAGTTCCACCCGTAAGACCTGTTACCGTTATATTTTGTGGATTACCACTAATATTATTGGACCAAGTAAATGTAAAAGGTGGTGTACCTGAACTAATTAATGCCGTTATTGTACCACCTGAACCAGTTCCACAACTTGTTGGATATAAAGAATATTGTAATGGTGTACCGTATGATACGGTAACATTTCCTGTTTGAACACAACCTGTTGTGTCAGTCACAGTATAACCATAGGTACCAGTTCCCAATCCATCAAAGGTTGCCGCACTAAAACTAGTGTTAACCGACTGACCATTACTTAATTGGTAGGTATATGGTGCCGTACCACCTGTTGATAATGTGAGTGTAACAGTACCGTTATTTAAATTACAAGTTGAACCTGAACTTGATGTTGTTACAGTGTAAAGATTTTGGGCAATAATAGTTATTTCTTGTTGATATAAACAACTAGTACTATCAGAAACATAAACAGTATAAGTTCCACTTTCTAAATTAACAAAATCATAAGCAGTTGAGTTTGAAACTGCATTGACTACTGATGAATCGGGATAAACTAAAGTATATGTGTATGGAATTTCACCACCGTCTAAAGTAATTGATATTTTACCATCACTACTACTACATGTAGAGTTAGTTTGAGTAACAGATAAACTATTAAAAGTGTTTGGCGTTTGTAAAACTGTTGAAAATGTTGCTTTACATAAAGCAGCATCAGTAATATCCACCGAGAATGGTCCTGAAGATAATCCCGAAAAAACATATGATGTTGCATAGGTAATTGCAACTGTACCATTTGAACCCGAATAATAGTAAGGTCCAGTTCCTCCAGTTATAGTTAACGTAAGTGAACCATCGGCAACAAAACAAGAAGGTGTAACCGCAGTCCATGAACCTAACCCAATACTTGGGACAAAATCTACTGTGGCCACTTGTGATAATACACAACCATCCGATGAAGTTACTGTAACCCCATAACCGCCAGCAGTAAGACCCGTAATAGTATCACCTGTAACACCATTAGACCATTCATAAGTAAACGGAGCATTACCCGTAACTCCTGTAACATAAACTTTTCCTGTTGGACTAGCACATTGAGTATCATTTACAATATAAAATCCGTAATCAAGCGTATTAGATGAATAGATTATACACGTTTCAGAAGTTCCTGAACAACCAGCACAATCAACAGCTGTTACTGAATAAGTTCCAGCGGATAAATTATTAAAAGTTCCAATATTTGTTGAACTTGTTTGTGAATCAACAAATCCATAAGCGGAATATAAATAATAATTGATAACATCACAACTTGATGTTGCGGTTACCGTCAATGAACCATTATCTAAACCACATGTTGTTGCAACTTCAGTTTGAAATCCAATTGTCAACCCCGAACCAATAACAACGTTAATATAAAATTCGTTATTTGTAGGTGCTGTAGAGTCATTTGCTCTAACATAGTAAGTTCCCGCAGGTAAATTTGTTTTGTAATCACCCGTACCTAAGTTTGGATAATACCAATCAAAAGTATATGGTGGTGTTCCCCCACTAGCCGTAATCAATGCCGAACCCAACCCTGTTTCACAAGCACCCGTAACTGTTAGGGTATATGCAAATGTATTACCATTATTATATGGTGATGATGATGGTGTTGGAGTTGGTGGTAGTTCCGTTGGCGTAATTGTTGGTGTTGGCGTAATTGTTGGTGTTGGCGTAATTGTTGGTGTTGGCGTAATTGTTGGTGTTGGTGTTGGAGTTGGTGGTAGTTCCGTTGGCGTAATTGTTGGTGTTGGCGTAATTGTTGGTGTTGGTGTTGGAGTTGGTGGTAGTTCCGTTGGCGTAATTGTTGGTGTTGGCGTAATTGTTGGTGTTGGTGTTGGAGTTGTTGGGCAAGGCGAATATGTTTCACAATCGGGACAATCTGAAAATGTTGATAGATAACTAAAAACACAATTATTGTCGGTATATATTGTTGACCCTGTGTATCCAGTAATTACTGTTGCACAACCATTAAAAGTTCCACCAGTTCCAACATAGTTAAGGAACATTGTTGTACCATTAACATAATCGGAACCTAATTCAATATCACCACGTCTGAAACTAAATGTTGAACCATCGCAACATGCCGAAAATGTGTAAAACAAATTGTATGGGTACATATTGGTGTTAACTGACGGACATCCTGTTGACGAATTACAAGCACCACCAGCATTTGTCGCGTCAGGTGATAGGTATGTTGAACTCGGAATACCACCAGCACTTGAAATATAAGCATAACACGCACCATCACCGCTATAAATAACATAGCTTTGGTTTACAGTCCATCCACTCGCATCATCAATAGTAAATGTTTTATAAATTGTATCTCCTGTATAATTGAAACAATTTTGAAATAATTTATCTACTAACGCCATAACTATTAAATATTATTATAAGGTAGTTTACTGACAACTAATGTCTATATTAACCCCCACGTTTATTTGTAAAGTAATTGGTTCTGAACTTGAAGCACATGTCAAGTTATATATTGTAACCTCATTACCGTTCACATAAAAGAAATAACCATAATTAACTAATTGTTGTAAATTTAAAATAAGTGCTGTCTTCCATTGGTTATTTGTTGGGACTTGTCCTGTTCCATAACCATCAAAAAATTTATTTTGTATTACAGTTGTACCATCAATCTTAACATCAACATACCATTGTGAATACAATGAGTTTGCGTTACAATCTGAAAGGAGATAACCTTGTGTATCTAAGTAATTATATAATACGTTATATAGTATTTCTGAGAATGACGTAACATCACCAGGATTTGCTCCAATCCAAGGGTATATTGAACATGTTGCACTTTGTTTGGTACAATCAAAAGAGAATAGTTGACTTGTTACTAAACATGGGTCATTTTCAATTGGTACTAATTGACAACCTCTTTGTCTTCTATAAACATATTTTTGTCTTTGTAATGCCGAGTTTTCTAAACGGGTACCAGTATTCCATATTGTAGAGGCTGGAATCATTTGTTGTGTTAATCTAATCCAATATGGACCAAGACCATCAACATACTCAATTAATTTTTGATATGTAAAATTATCATTTGGAATTCCAACATTTTCTTCAGAAAGAAGGTAATTGTAAAAAATATTTAATAGTGTTGGATATCCACCTGTTTTACCATCTGTTGAATACCACCTATCTCTAATATTAATTGTATTGTTAACAAATGTTTGAGCAAATTCAAAAAATGTTTTTTTGTTTGCTTCAGGATTAATATATGTCCAATCATACGTTCCTAAACTTGGGTATGGCGATGTCATTCCTGCATTAGGAATTGGGTAATTATAATTCTTGGACATTGACCAAACATTATAAAGAATACCTTGACCAGGGTTCATAAACAAATCAACATTTTTGGCATTAAGAACTAATCTGTCATCTGAAACCACGTAATACGCATTGTACCCCGATTCAACACTAACTCTGAATGTTGGTGGTTGCCAACTTTTTTTATTGTCAGGAACAAGTTTCAAGTTATAACCCAAATTCATATATGGGAAATTTCTGAATCTATCAAAATATTCTTGTCCGTAAGTAAAAGGTTGTAATGTTGTTTGAACATTTGGGCTATTACCTGTAAAAACCGATGTGGTTTGATTTACAATTTGTGGACTTCTGTGTTGTGGTGTTGATTCAAACCATCCTGCACCTTTTTCAAAATAATAATCAGAAGTTTCAATTGGTGCTCTTGGATAACCAAATTCATCAACGGGATAATCATCAATTGTTTCACCCACAAAAAAAGTTTGTGTTGATGATGTAAATGCTGTGTATGTTTGACCGTAAATTGAAAAGGTATTACCCGTTGCTAACGCTGTTGTATTTTCAATATATGTACCGCCAGTAATTTGAGCGTACTGCTCACCAAATTGTCTCATATTGATTCTTTGGTCGGCAACATAAACGTGTTCATTAAATTCAACCAACGCTTCAGGAGCTCCAACCAATCTTAATGTAAACTCAACTGAACGTCTCGTACCTTTGGATTTAAAAAGATATGCTGAGTTTAATATTAAGTTTCTATAAAATTGATAATTTAATTCTGAAGGTGTAAGTTCTCTTGAAAAACCAGCGTATTGTGTAACACCTGTTGACGAGTATACCGAATCTAAAAAGTTTTCATTTGTAATTGGTGATATGTTTGTACTCCATCCTAATGTTTGTGCTAAATTTTTCAATAACATTGATGGTATATCATTCCCTGGCGTGTAGTTAACAGAATTCATGTACGCTAAGGCATCAATGAATTGTTTTACTTGGTCAAAACTTCTTCCGTATATTTGTAATACTTTAGCAACTCTATGGTCTGGCGTGTCAAATTCTAAAAATGATTCTGTTGTTAAGAAACGGGTAATTAAGTTTGTCTTGAATGAATCAAAATTAATTGCGATTTCATTTAACTTTTCAAGATAGGTCGTAAATAATGGAGTTCTAATATCTAAATTCCAAAGACCGTCTTTAGGCCAAGTTAATGTAGATGTTTGTATTGATACAACACCAGAATCAGTTTCAACAGGAACATTAAATGTTGCCGTATATGGTGGTGTCGCCAATCTATTTAATAAAAACTTTTCAACCTCATCAAAATCTTCCGAAAATCCTTTTTCAGTATAATATGTGTTTGGTTTAATATAGATTGAATCTACCGTTGATGTAACACTAATGAATGGTTGTCCAGTAACGATAATTTTAAGATTACCTGAATATAAACTATCTGTTGGGTCTAAATCAATAATTGGGTATTCATTACCATTTACAAACAAACTATAATCTCGGTATCTATTTGTTAAATCCCTAATTGGTGAAAATTGTTGTTCTCTATTTTGAAGATTAATTATAGAATTAACAGAATAATCAATGTTGAATGGGTTTTTAATCCTTGTTGCATCAATCGTAAATTCAGTTTCATTTGGTACAGGACTATATACGATATTTTCCGCAGTTAATCCTGATGTGAAATCATAATAGATTGCATCAACTTCAATTGCCGCAGGAAAGAAGTTTAATATTTTTTGTATTGATACTTCAAATCTTTTTTGTAACGAACCAAATATTGTAAAATTAGTTACAACTGATAAATCATAATTTGGATAAACTCTATATTCCTTTGCTAATAACTCTCTTGAAGCATTTATTGAATCTAAATCTAAATCTTGTAGAGAAACAGGATTTTGAAACGTTCCAATGTTAAATGTTCTATTTGTTTTTTCTGAAAGTCCTAAATCAAATTCAAAATTTCCTTGTGTCAATCCACCACCTTGCACAGTCTGTAACCCTACGATATTATCAAAGGGAGTTCCGGCACCTGAAGCCGCTGTGTTAGGTATGAATGTTTTAGCCATTATTGAGCTGTAATATTTTGATAACTTTTACTGAAGTCAATATTAGTACCTCTATTATCTTTAACCTCATACAACAAGTTATTAAAGTCATCTTTAATTTCATACAAGTTAAATTGTTGATAGATGTTGTTTTGAGCATCATAGATAGTGTAGATACCATCCTCCATAGATTTAGTTTGATTACCATAAAGAGCAATACCCAATGTATCAATGTCATATTCAGAAACTTGAACCTCTAACATTAATGGATTGAAGTAAGTATTTGATAATACAATACTCTGAGCTGGTTGTCCAATATATGGTGTGGCGTTTGGTTTGTTTGTTGGTGATGAACTTGGTGATAAAGTACAAAACACCAAATTAGTTTGACCTTCAGTATATCTATATCTAACAGCCTTTTGTAAAGTATTAGTTAAATTTTGAATAACAGGCTCACAATAAAAATTTGAAGTAACAATCCTAAAGAAGTTAGGTATTTTACTACCATCAGAGTTTAAATATTCAATTCTAAATCCAACAAGTCCTTGAGCAACAAATTTATTAACATATTGACTTGGTACGTTACTTAAATCAATTACAATTCCTTTAACGTTTGGTAATGCTGATAACACACCACAATCAGTAATACTTGTTCTAATTTCCGCTGGTCTTATATAAAGAGTGTAGATACCTAATTGAGTGAATGTTTCTGCAGGTAATCTAAGATTGTATAAACCACCCAAGATTTCATTTGAGTTTCCGCCAGTTGCAGCATTATTAAAATAAGGTCTTAATATTGTTGTTGCATCCAAAGTGGTTAGAACAAAATTGTCCGTTACATCTCTTGATGGTGTATAATTCATGACGATACTTACGTCTTCGGGTGATACATCTGCCGGTCTTATTGTACCATAGGTTCCTGTAGCCATTTTTTTATTTTATCTATTAGTAATAAATACCATTTTTATTTTTTTATGTAACATTAAAAAAGTAATATCCATATTTTATTAAGTCTCCCAAATTATCAACCTCACCAATTCTTTGTATTCTTTCATACGCCGAATTTTTACCTCGTTCAATGAATATATTGGATTGGACTTCAGCTTGAGCAATGACACCCAACAATAATTCATCTTTTACTAAAGGTTCTTGTACCATCCAATCTGCCGTTAAACCCGATGACTGAAGAAAGAAAATTGTAGTTCCATCAGCATAGTCAACATAGTCAACATTCTGTATTGTATATGCTGTATAAACTAAATTAATTTCAGTAATAATACCATAATCAACATTATTCTTTTGAACAGGTACCAATAATTTAAATTTTGGTGTACCATAAAATGCCAAGTCATTAATTCTTGAGTCGGTATATCCACTAACAGTAAATGGTACTGAAACATATGCCGATGAAACTTGGTCTTCAACTAAATTAACACTGTCACCAGTAAAAATATAGTTGTACGATATTGGTGTTGCACTCCAAGAACCAACATTTGGTGTAAAGTATGCAGTTCCACTTGGATTAAAATCAGGAACTTCAACATATGGTGTTTGAATATTTTTAGATACCGTTGTGTTTCCCCAAGGATTATTTTGTGATAATGTAATTGTATATTCACTTGGGTTTGTATTATACGTGTGAACAATAGAATTAGGTGCGTACGTATTAATTGGTTGTAATGGTGTTCCATCACCCCAATCTAAAAAATATGTTGATAACTGAAGGTAGGCATTAAACTCAACATCTGCGGTATTATAAACATACCAAGTAAATGGATTTCCTGTTGTGGATGAAAATATAAAATTGTTTACAACATTTATTTGTGAAATTGCACCATCAAATACAGAGTAATAACCCAAATCAATTGTATTTTGTGTTAAAAGAATTGGAACTGTAAGACCTGTTAAACTTGATGTGTTGTTAACACCACTTGTTAAAGTTTGAGTCATAGATGAATACACCCCAAATGTCTCACCTGAGTAAGTAACATCATGAATGATTGTATTCAAGACTTCGGGTGATACCCTGATATTCATTACTTGTGTATCCATTATGGGTTTACGTATTCATACCATTTTATCGGATTTGAAACTGTTCCGGCTCGTACCCCTCTTGGGTAATCAAACACTTGATATGTTTGTGTTACATAATCTAAATCTACTTTGTAGTAAAAATATTCTTCAGATGGAAAATCATAATAATTTGGTAAAGAACTTTGAGGTGCTTTCATCATTTTTATAAACTGTCCTGTATTACCATCAAAGAACTTGGCCGTCATATAAAAAGTATTGATATTCAAGAATTGTCTTGATTTCAACCAATAAAGAAAAAACCCTTCTTTATCACCAATATAATCTAATTGATAACTTGGTCTTTTAATTGTAACCGCTGTTGTATTATTTAAAACTGTTGGTTGAAACTTTCCTTGTTGTACTGGTAATATTGTAGTAAAATAAGATTTTTGTGTTCTTGTAGTTGGACTATCATAAAAATCTATTTTCCAAAAAGATTTTGTAAATGATGGACTGTAATAATATACTTGGTCAGCAGTAAATTTTGCTAAGTAAGAATTTTCCCAAAAATTGTTAACCGCAAACACGGGATTGTTTAAATAAAAATCATAGTTTAAAGAACTTTTTGTTCCATCATATAACTGATGGTCAAACCTATTAACTTCGTAATCATCCCCTTGATTTAATATTTTTTCAATAATGGTTGACTCGTATTGTTCAATGGCTTGTTGCTGACCATAGAAGTCCCACTCTTGTTGAAGAGGTATAACCAAATCTTTGGGTTGGTTATTAAACAACACTCTTATCTTATTCGCATCCATCTATTATCGGGTCTGGTACAATTTGGTACAAATCTGTTATGTCAAATGACGCACCTTCAGGATATAATCTGAAAGTAATATCTTGGAATGGGTAGTGGGCAGTATTCAAGTATGGATAATCAACACCTCTACCTAAATTGTCAATATACCCATATTCGTAAATATCTCTCCAAAACCATAATTTGTTGTTATTACTGAAGTAAGCCCAATATGGAATTCCTTCAGTTCCACTTTGTTCAGCAGTTTCAATATAATCTGAAAACACTTTCAAGGTAATTGGATAATGAACTTGGTAATAAAACCCACTTGGGTTTGTAGATGCGGTAGGTGCAATATCAAACGCTTTTTGGTAATAGGTCATTTTATTCATGTAGTTTGAAATAACCCTTTCTGATTGATTACTTTCATTCCACTCACACCAATCACCATACATTGTATCCCCACTATATCTTGGTAGATTAACCGTAAAATTATAAGGAACACCATTTTGTGTTTTTGTGTATCCTGATGTTGTGTTATTTTCTAATGATGTTGGATTTGTTGTTGCCCACCACGGGTTTGTTGTCTTTGGCACCATATTAAATCCCCAACCTCTTCTTAATTGATTGAACCAACCAAAGTATCCAACGTTTTGAAATGTTGCAAACACTTGTGTTAAAGGTTTTTTATTATTATCAACTTGATTTGTAACTTCCAAATCACGAGCCATGGTAATATTATATGTGTTTGAGCTTTGATAATTAACAACCCTTCCAACATTGTTTGGTGTTAATGAAGAAAATTGATAAAATGAACCATCACTAAATGGATTCAATTCAAATCCGTTTCTTGTAATGATTGAATCATGTGGATTACTAATAATCTTATGTAATCTAACATAATATTTTGATTTTGTTTCACCAGAATTATTAATGTCTATGATTCGTTTAAAGAATCCTTGATTACCACTATTAAATGTTGAACCCGTAAATCCAACATTGTATATACTAAAAATATATTCATCTGAACCAATTGTATTATCACCCAAATAAGAAACTTGGAATGTGTTAACACCACTATAATTAAATGACAATTCAACATATTCATTAACAGATAACCCGTGTGGAACAGGGCAAGTAAACTGAATTAACGGTGTTCCATTTTCAGTTCCTTGAGATATTTTAAATGGTATTCCATCCCCTGATACCCATGGTGTTAATGACTGACCATTTGAAAAGTAATATTGCATTGGTACCGTATAGTCATTTTCATATGGATAGGATAAAACAACATTCCAATTATATGTTGACGCACTTTTTGCAACAAAATTTAATTGGGTTGATTCCACATCTGTTCTAATAAATTCAAATTCTTGATATGTTGGTAATCCACTCCATATCCCATTGATTACAGACAACTCGGGATTAATATAATATAAATTATCTCTATACGGTTTGTAATTACTATAACCTACCAAGTTATTTTCGTAGATATATGATAACTTAACTGTTGGTCTAAACAATACAGATTTTTGCCTTTCAGCATCAAACAATGTTGCTAAATTAACATTAACAGTTCTATCATAATCAATTACTTGTGATTGTGTTTGATTTAATTCTGTTACAAAAGATAAATCTGCATCGGGTGCCGACTTATACCTCAAATCAGGTTTAACTACTATGTAATTACTTTCGCTCATTCTTCTGATTTAATATATAATTTTGTAAATTTATCCATGGCAGACGAACCTTTCTTTAAACCGAAATAAAAATACCATGGTGCACTTGTTATAGTTTCATTATTATTACCAAGTGCCGGTGATTGGGAATATTGTCCCAAACTATTTGTTTGGTAAATGTAACCTTTTCTGTTTTGAATTTGATTGTTTCCTCCAATGAACATTGGGTTTAACATTCTATCTAAATTTTGATATTTTTCTTTGTAAGCATTACCTTCTGTATACCAATTGTTTTCCTCGTTACCAAAAATGGACGGTTGACCATCAATATATGCTGTATTTGACCATCTATAAAATGGAACTTCTTGTGATTTGGTTCCTAAATAATCGGCAATTAATGTATTTCCAGTAAATGTTCTGTCTATTCTACGTGGTGATATTAAATCCCTTTCTTCAGTATACCCACTATAAAAAATACCAAATACCGAATTTTTTTGATTATCAACAGACACATAAACAACATTGTCAGTTGTTGTTGCAGGGTCATCAAAATAATTATCCGCAGTATATGGTACAATACCATACTGTGAATTGATTTGTAACATCTGAGCATAATCACCATCAACCCTTAATTGGGGTCTACTGAAAAATGCAGAAATTGATGTGTCTAAACCTGTTTTGGTTGATTTTAATAGGTTAGAGTTTGATATTCTTGATATTATAAATAATTGCAATAAATCAGACACATTGTTCCAAGATGTTGCATTGAACCTATCCATTTGATATCCAAAGTAATTTGGACTTTTGTTTACATCTTTACTCCAAATAAATTTTGGACCCAAATCCATAATTGTAGTTGGGTATAATAAGTTTCTATCATTCACTGGTGAATTAAATAGTCCTGATGGTGGGTATTGACCTATAAAATTTTGACCATCCCATGGACTTGAACGATAATAAAAATTATTAGATTGTGGTTCGTACACTATTGTATCGGCACAAAAATTATAAAAGGCTTTATTTAAAACAACTGTTCTAACAATTGGCTCATTCTTAGCATTAAATCTAACAGCATTTTGGAATGGGAACGCAAACAATGTTCCATTTATCCAAGAGTTTACAAACGTATGTGAAAAAGTTCCTTGACATACTGCAATCATTAATCTAAGTCTTCCAATCCATTCTATAATTAATGAATAATCATTGTTCCTACCAAAGAGGGTACCAATTGGTTTGTTTACTAATATGTAACAACCCTTAACAACAACTTTATCTCCCTTTTTAGTATTAGTATTACATTCATTGGTTGCGGGTAATGCAGTAAAATTTCTACCGTCACCTTGATAACAAGACAAATCAACCATACCATTACAGGTAAATGAATTGGCGATAGCATTAAATGTCGCACCTGTTACTAAATCAGGATTTTCTGTTGGGTCACTAAAATCAAATGATGGTACAACAAGTTGGGTATTAGATGTACCATTATCATCGACAAAGGTATAAGGTAATGCGTTTGATGCTTGCCAAGCAAAATAGTTATTAGCACTGCCATCAAATATAGTACCTACTGGTAATCTATCTGACCTCATAACCATTTTATCTTTATAAACAACCATCTTAGCAGGAGCATATCTTGCCCAAGATGGTGCAAAATAAAGCCACGGTCTTGTATCATTGTTGTCATTACCGTTATTGTCTTTTTTAATTTTCTTAGCCTTTTCTGCCCATATAAACGAACCACCTTCAATATATTCACCTTGTATATAACCCTCAGTACTACTATTTGCAACTAACTGTCCACTTCCACCATTGTACACCATATCACTTGTTAATAAACTATCAGGATTGTCGTTGTTAATTGGATAATCATCAACTTGGTTCATATCCAACGATGAATAATAGTTTTGAAGTGTAGTGGTATAAGCACTGTATTGAGTACCAGCGGTGTATTGGAAAGAGTTAAAATACAAATATCCATTTGAATTGGATTGTAAGTTATTTGTTAATTCTGCGTTTCTTACGGTCTTTAACCCTTGTTGAACGGGAACGTTCATGTAAAAGTCACCACTAATAACTTTTCTACCATAACTACTATAACCAAAAATTCTTGATAAATCATATTTGATTGATTTACGTCCACTGTGTGGGTCAACACCCCTAACCATAAAGACTAAACTAATTTCACCACCAATCCATTGTCCAATATATGAATCGTAAAAATCATGACCGTCTTTACCATCATTTCTAAAAAGTTCAATTTTTTGGTATAATTGACTTAATAAATTTCCTGGTAAGACCGAACCAGCAGGTGCTGGAACTGAACAAGAATTTATATTATCTATACTGAATTTTTTTGTTGAGCTTAAACTATTTTCACACGCACATATATCTTCGGTCGCACCATAAGTTGTATTTGTGTCTTGGTCCACAACAATACCAATTGTTGCTGTTTGTGAAGTTCCATTGTAATCCGTATAATTAATTGTGATTGGATTTTTAGTTTGATTCGTTACAGTATAATTAAGGTAGTTACAAGTTGTAGTTCCTTTAGCATATGCCGCGTTTTGAGATACAAAATCATTATAAGTAACACCAGTAATAACTTGGAAATATTCAATGTCCGTTGGGAACTTGTAAGATTTAGTTTCATTTGGTACTGTCGGGAAATTATATGTTACAGTACTATTTGATAAATTTGGTGATGTTGGATTGGCAAATGTCATCGTTACACTTTTACCAACGTTTGTTGTTCCTGTTATCCCTGTTTCAGGTGTTGAAGTCGCACCACTTGTATTTGGGTCAGTTGATTTGGTCAACTCTTGGAAAGATAATAGTTGCCCCGAAATAAAAGTATTTTGAACATCTGGGTCAACAAATACCGCCATGATATTATCAAAGTGATTTGTATTTGAATTGTACTTTGGTTCTACTTGTACTTTAATTCTGTTTGAACCAGCGTAGGGGTCAGTATCAAAATATTTTGATTTTAAATTATACTTGTTGATAATTTCCCATGGTGGTAATTTATCAATAAAATCAAAATCATTATTATCATTTTTTCTAATTGGGACTCTAACACTTTCAGTATTAAATCCTTTACCCGCAAAAACTTCTTGGTGTTCTGTTACATTAGATTGATTTGGATTCCAATTGTCATACACAAAAAAATCGGCATTTAATGATAATGAATTTTGTGCCGCGGCTTCTTGAATTGCTGTTAACTCATCATTGTCTTGTGGTACAGGTTCTTGTTTACATTCACAAAACTGACATTCAGGATATGTTAAATTTGGTAATGTTATTTTACTAAATGGATTTGTTAATTCTTTAAAAAGATTTTGAAAATTGTATGGTTTTGGGCAATTTATTTGATTATCAGCACCACGCAGTTTATTAATCGCTTTACAAATAACTGAAACAATTGTCAAAATTGTTCCAAACACAACTTTTAATAATACACTTATAATTGGCCATATTAATGCTAACACATGGACAATAGGTAATAAAATCATAATTGTTAATGATGCTGTATATAACAAATACGTCACTAAGGTTGGTATTATACTAAAATTTTGTCTTAACCCATCTGTGGCCGGAAATCTATTATTTTCACTTTCACATTCAGTATTAGTAATTTCTTTAATACCAATAAACTTTTTTCTATTAGTACCTTTTTTATATTCATCAATTAATTGTGATACCGTATAGACTTTATTATATTGAAACTCATAGAATGTATCTTTACAATCAATAGCATCTTGTGCGTTAGTATATCCACTCCAATCTAAACCAAAATAATAAGAACCTATTAACTCTTGATAACCCACATTACTGTCAGGTTTATAAATTGGGTCATTGTATGGGTCAGCAGTACCCCAACCATATTCTTTAATATTTGGTACTAAATAATATGCTCGTCTAACTTCATCCTTTGCAAAGTTGGCTGGTTGTGAATATTTTATTTTAAATCTATATTTTCCTCTAGTTGGTATACCAATTTTTGGGTCAGGACTTAAAACTTGTTCACCAAATTCATTAGTGGTTACATAATCCAAATTCATTGGAACTTCTAATAACCATGTTCCATCACTATCAATTGTTTTTGCCCCTTGTGGAAATTGAGCTTGTTCTAATATAGGTCTACCTTGGGTGTCTTGAAAAATGGTTTGTCTGACACCAATGATTTCTCCAGGTGCGGTTTCTAATGAACAAAGACTTCCTAAATCTTGTGGTGGTTTACAATTCTTTGGTAAAGCATAATCTTTACTATTTGTAATCAAAGAACCCATAAACATGGCTGTTGGAGATATATTAATACCTGATTGACGTAAATCAAAATCAGTTCTTGTTATATCAATTTGACAAATTTCTGGTTGTCCCCAAAATGGTTGTACATTTACACTTTGGTTTAAAGTTACGATTTGTGGTAGTTCAAATAAGTTAGTTGAACTTTTAAAGTTCACACCGTCAAATTGGTCTGCGGTTGCTCTACCCATTCTGATTAAATCTTGTGGTGATAATGAGAATGGTCCGATGTCAGACAAATCCATATCCATAACAACAGTATACGTTCCGATTGGAACACCCATTATCATATAGTCACCACTACCATTTGATTTAACAGTGAATTTATAATACTTGTCATAAACCTCAATCAACGCTGGGTTTGTTAAAATATCATTTTTACTTGGGAATGTTCCTGTTGGGATATGACCTGTATGTTGTTGCTCATAAGGTAATAGATTATATCTATATCCATCAGCGTTTACATCATTAAGACTTCGGTAAGGATATAAATCATAAATTATTTCATCATTTAAATCTTCATCTGTTATTGGAATAAAAACAGAAACTCTTACATTTGGAACACCGTATCCACCATTGGCAAGAACACGACCTACAATTACACCATAGTCTGCACACATTCTTGTGTAGACATCTTCACTTCTGACTTTTAAAGAAAGTATCTCTAACTGGTCAAAATCTTGTTCTAATTCTATATTGACTTGTCTATCAACACCAACTTCTGTACGTATTCTATAAGTTTTGGACATTCCTTTTACTTTCTATCATAAATAGTTTATACACTATTTTATAATAGTAGTTAAAGAATGAATAAAATAAATTATCAAGAGAAGTTTGTTGTCTGGTAATTTTTAACTCTTACCGTAATATCTTTAGTTGGGAAATGGACTTGGTAAATCTGATTTGGTTCTGCAAATATTGTGTTGTCCACTAAAGAAATTTTCTTTGTTGCCGCATCTGAATAAGGCATTGCTGTTTGTGCCGAACTATATTGACCACCAACTTTGTTAAATACTGAAATGTCAGTAACACTTAATACACCATTTTCTGCTTGTAATATTCTATTCAATTCAGATAATACAATATTTTCACCCAAACCTCTTACAGTAGGACTAAAGAATGTGGTGACTCTATCCACAATGTTTGAAATAACAACTCCTTGGTTTTGTGTAGCATCTAAAACAACTGAAATGTCTAACGCCAAATCAATTACTTCTGCACTTCCAATAACAACATAATCATTAATCATTCTATAATTTGACAAATATTCCGCCAAATTTTTCTTCATAGTTTGTGAAACTTCAGATGTTAAATTACCTGTAGCATCATATGATAATACATTGATATTAATTTTATTATTGTTTTCAGTAATAGATACTTTGGCAGGTGCTCCAAATTGACCCGGCATATTTCTTATAATCGCTTCGTAGTCATGTATTGTAACCGCTCTGTTTTGTGCTGCAAAGTTAAACGTTACATAATTTCTAACTTCTTCAGTTGATGGATATCCTGCTCCACCAATCGCGGCCGTTACGTTATTACAAGCTAATGAATTAATTACAGAATTATTTATAATATCAGAAGGTCCATTAACAAAGAAATCAACAGAACCAATTTGTGTAATAACATTAACACCTAAGTTTGTACCTTGTCCACCACCAATTCTATATTGTATAAACATTGTTGTATTTGCTTGTGGAGCATTACCCAATGACATTGAATTGTTTTGGTATCTTTGAATCTTTAACGGTACATCAAGTGCTGTAAACTCTCTAAGTTGGTCTTCAGCAGTATTTGTTCCTCCACCAAAAGTAAGTTTTATAAAACCTTCAGGTGTGTATTCTGTAATAAATCTATCTTGTGTTTGTATATATCTTCCAACTTTAATTGCTGGGTCATCTGATGGTTTTGTAGGGTCCTCAATAAAAACTCTATCTTCAGCAAGTGCCGATACTTCATACCATCTACCTTGCACACCTAAAAATTCTTGTGCCGTTGGTACGTTAGAATAAGATGTACCATCTCTTTGAATTATTGATGTGACTCCTAAAACATTTTTTTCAGGTAAGAAAAATTCAAAGAAAGGTCTAACATCATTTGGAGTTATAACTCTTTTGAATACCTTTGTAATACCATTTACTACAGTTTCTCTTTTAGTGATTGTGTAGTTTATTAAGTTGTTGTTGGCATCAAAATTTGGTATCTTTAATCTATTTGGTATACCATCAGCATTAAATGGTGATGCGAAATCAATATCATATATTGTTTCAAATACTTGACCTGAACCTTGAACTTGACTTCCACGTCTTAATGTTCCCAAATATCTTTCATCTTCTTTATCACCAAATGCCGGAACTGTAATTGAAAAATCAACCAAAGCTACAGATGGTCTTTGACCAGGAATTTTTAATCCATACGTTCTTGCAATGTTATAGATTGATGAACGTTGTTGTGCATATTGAAGAACTGTTTCTTGAATACTTCTATCTATATGATAATGTAAATTGTCGGCTACGGCTGCGTTTAAATCCAAGAATACAGAAAAAACTGAAGCATCATTGAAGTTATCAATCAATTCTGGATAATAAGTTTTTGTGTAATTAATTAATTCCTGACGAATTGCTTGGAAATCCCTTACGGTATATGATATTCTTCTTTGAGCCATTTATGTTAAATATTAAGTATTATAAAATCTTTTGAATTAAAAACGTCATTAGTTATAGAATAATCAATTCTTACCGTAGCTGTATACTCAGTAACATCTTGATTTGTCATTTGTAGTTGTGGATTAATAACATTTCCTGCTGTTGTTACAGTTGCTCCAGCCGCTTCACCAGTTGGTGCAGATATATTAATATTTGTTAATTGTAGTTGAGGCATAAATTTCTCAACAGAATCTCTTATTTCAGATTCAATGTTTTTAAAAGTTGGTCCATCCAAAGGTTCAAAAATGTATTCCAACAATCCAGTACCAAAATCAGGTAAAAAATATCTTGTACCTTTTCTTGTTAATAACAAGTGAATCAAATTACTCCTAATTTCTTCCGCAGGGTAATCTGAAAGGTCCAAATACTTACCATTATACGATTCTACGAAAGGAAAAGTTAATCCATATGTTTTACCATCAGCCATTATCTATAAATATAGTTGTATTTCCTTTTTTGTATTTAGGAAAATAAGGACAATGTCTACAACCTGAACCACAACAAGAACCTCTTTCCAAATGAAATTCTTCGGTAAAGACATATTTTCCATCTTCAATATAAAATGAAGAAGGGAGAAGTATTACCTTCTCCCCTCCATTTTTATCGTTATTATTAATATTACTTGATTTCACAAGCTCCACCAGCACAAGCCAATTCACCACTCAAATCTGTGTTGTCTTGTAATTCAACAACTTTTGATAAGTCAATTGTGTGAAGTTTAGCGAATAATCTTTCATATTCTTCTTTTGTACAGTCTTCAAATGGTGCTTGAATGTAACTTCCGCCATCGTGAGGTAATACAGATAAACCATTGTAGAAGTCACGGTTTTCCCACATCCACTCACCTGCCAATTCCCAATCTTCGTTTTTCAAACTGATTGTTGCTGATACGTTGTGTGTGTTTGAACCAGTTCTGTGACCAGGTCTTACCCACTCTTGTGTGATTTTCTTAACACGGTCCAACAATTGGAATGGAGATTCTGTTCTCAAAATTGCTCCTTCAGGAGATTTTTGTGGAACTGAAATAACTGCCGTGTCGTGTGGACGGAAGAATTCATCTTCAACCAACTCAGGGTGATACATTGCCAAGTATTGGTAAATTGCTTCGTTCTTACCAACACGGATTCTACGAAGGTAATAATCGTTGTGCCATGCGTGGATACCTGAAGATGTTCCCAATGTCAAAGATGTTGTCCCTGCTGGTTTTACGGTAGTTGTACGAGCCGACTTGTTAATACCAATCAACTCAGCAACTCTTGCGTTTTCTTCTTTAACAAGTTTAGCCGCTTCTTTCATGTTATAACCCAATACAACACCTGAACCGATACCTGTCATAGATACACCAATCAACGCTTCCTTTTCAGTTGTACGTTTCCATACGTCTCTCAAGTAATGGAAATCAGTATAACCTGCTTGAAGTGTTCCAATGAAAGTCGCCGCTTTAACACGGTTATTCAAATCTTCTTGTGATTCAATGTCAGAAACATTTACCTCACATAAGTTACAGAATTGGTTTGGTCTCAATGCTATCTCACAACATGGATTAGTACCCCAATCTTTATCATTGGTGAAATAGATTCCAGGTTCACCTGCTCCTGATGCTTCAACCCTTTTCCACAAGTCCATGAAGAAATCTTTTGTAATTTTATGTCTAACCAAAGCCGCTGAATTGTTAGCCCTACCTCTTTGTGGATTTGTTTCCCACCAAGAACCTGATTTACAAGCAATCATCTCGTTGTCATCAGCTGAGAATAAAGAAATCAAAGCCGCCCTACGAATACCACCAGCAAGAACTGCGTCTGCAATGTGACATATCATATCGTGAACTTCAATTGATGATAATTTTTGACCATCTTCTTTTGCGTCCAACATACCTTTCAATTTGTGAATACAATCTTTCAAAGGTTGAGGACCCGGTGCCTTACCACCTGATGTTACAAGTTGTGCCCCCTTTGGTCTAACGTCTGAAAAATCAAACTCAGGTGTTGACAAATGCTCACCAAAGTAAGATTTCATTAACACTTTAATTGCATCAGCCCATCCTTCAATAGAATCCCCAACCAAGAATCTTCTTGTTCTATTTGGGTTAGGTTTTCTAATTTCAGGAAGTTTTTCTACGTGATGTTTTTGAACTGAATATCCTACTCCAGTTCCACCTAATAACAAGAACATTGTTTCTGAAAATGCGTCCAAGTGGTCAATAGGAAGGTAAGCACAGTTGTAGATTCTGTTTGGAGAAATCTCAATTGGTTTACCACCAAATTGCATTGACCTCATTGAAGGTAATACTTTTTTAGTATACACATAATGATACACGTCCACAATCTCACTTGCAATGTGGGGGTATTTCTTAATGTGCATATTCATGTTTCTTGTTACAAGCTCTTCCCAAGTTTCTCTTCTTTCCAACTCAGGAATAAATTTTGAATACTTCATGTGAACCGTTAGGTCCGACAATATCTTTTGTGATGCGTCCATTTTATTTAAAATACTATTTTTTTTTATTAATTAAAGTTATTTGGTTGTTGTACTCGCTCTTTTCTTTTCTCCATAAGTTCTTTGATTCTATCTCTGTTTTTCTCTTCTTTCTTTTCTTCAAATCCTAAGAAGGTAACAGAACTTTCAGTATCAATTTCCAACAATTCGTTGTTGAACTTACAGTTTTCAAAGATAACCCCATCTTTACCCACACGAGACTTGGTAATTGCGATGGTTGCTAAATTCATTTCTTTTTGTTGTAAAGTTTTAGCCACGGAAATGATAACGTGTCCAACTTGTGCCTTTTTAATAGAACCACCCATTTGGTCGGTGGTTACAACCTCAGAAGATATAGAGCTTCTGTTACCCTGTGTTGCGGTCCATCCCACTACGCCAAGTTCATGACACATAGCTTCGTAACCTCTCATAACGGAACCCTCACTTTTCCACTCATCACCCATATTTCTGTCAGGTACAATACAATCAATATAATCTAAAACAATCATATCAATCTTGTGTCCATCAGCAACCATCTTTCTAATCATGTTCTTAATTTGAGTCATTGTAAATTGGTCTGAAGGTAGTTTTTTCAAGAACAATTTGTTGGTCATTTCTTCTTTGACCTGACGTGCTTTTTCAAGAACTTCTTCACGGTGTAATGGGAGTTCATCAGGTGGTATACCTGTCCACATTGTGAAGTGTTTACGTTGGATTACTTTTGGGTTGTCCTCAAAAAATAACTGAAGAACATTGTAACCATTATTAAATGCTGAGTTAGCAATTTTTGAAAGGACTGTAGTTTTTCCTACACCAGTTGGTGCCAAGATTACACCCAATTCACCTTTTGCCAATCCACCTTTTAATAACTTATCAATGCCAGTAATTCCCATTGGAATTGGATGACGGAAATCTTCGTTCAAAACATCTTCCAAGTTTTGGAAAACATCTTCAATCTTGTTTCCATTTTCTCCTACTTGGAGAGCACTTCTTACGAGTTCTTCAAGTTTGTCATAGTTTTCAAATTCTCCACTATCAAGTATTTTTTGTGATTTGGTGATTGCCTTTTGAAGCTCTTGTTGTTTACAGAACTTCAATGATTTTTCTTGTACAAACGATGCTCCTTCAGTAGACGCAGTTTGTATCTGTTTGATAGTGTCGTTTAGAATTTTCAACATCAACTCTTGTGGAAACTCACTTTTCACCATTTGTGAAAGTGTTTCGTATGATGGAGTACAATCGTATTTTACATAGTACTCCTTCACCAATTGGAGAAGTGTTTTGAAATATTTGTTTTCAAAGTGTGAGGGTTCAATTACATCAATGATAGAATGTGAGAAGTCCTTATCTAAGATAATCTGATTTAATAATTGTAGTTGAAACGTGTTACCTAGATACTCAAAATTCTTGTTTGACATAATTAAAATTCCCTTGTTAGTTTTGATAAATACTATTAGATTAAGCTATAAGTCATATAACTTGTAACAAATTTTTCGTCTGAAAAAATGTCAGTTAAGTCCTTCAATACACTTTTTACTTGCTGGCGTATGTCTACGGTGTATCTTATTTTAGGTGGGAACAATTTAGCGTCCAAAATTCTATGACAAATTGTCTGTTCTCCTACCTTTATTAAAAAGTTAAATGTTTCTGGACCCTCAGTATTTGACGTTTGCAAGATACTTGGGTTCTCCAAAATTTCGTCTTTGTTCTCCAAAAGGTATACAACCGAACGCATCTTTTGGCCGTACTCAAACCCGTCTACAAAGTCTTTTAAATACTGATACAATTCCATAGAACTGCGAGCTTGTGGATTGTAATCTCTTACGTTAAAGTAACGTTGGATTACGATGTTGTTGTTCAAGGTAATCAAGAACTCCATTTTAATTACATCTGTTTCTTTCATAATTTTTTTATTTTTCTATTTGTTGTTTGTGTTGTCTTTTTTCTTTTCTTGTCAATTTCATCAAAGGTCGTATAAATTTTATAAATTCATCATCACTCTTACCGAGATATTTGAAGAATCCATCTTCTGTCATCATACGAATTAGATTTTTGTAACCCCTACCTTCAGGGTCTAAAGTGTCGGCATAATATTGTTCAACAAGTACCCTACCTTCGTCAGAAATAAGTGGATTTTGTAAGTCCACGATTTTTTTGTTTGTTTGGTAGAATGATTCTCCGAATTCTCCGTCTTTTGTTTTTCCACTTACAATATTTTTTAAAGTTGTGTTTTTTTTGTCTTGTTCTAAAAGTTCTTCAGCCTTTGTTAAAATATGGTTAAAAGTTACCATAGAATCAAGTATCTCAGGAAAGTATTTCACAATGGTCTTTTCACCCAACCTTAATATACCACTAATGTTATCTGATTTATCACCAGTTAATATCTTAAGAGTCAATACGTTATAGTGTGGAAATTCAGTATCACCAAATTTAACTTTATCACCATTTTTAAATGTGACTTTGGAAATTGGTGAGTAGATTGATGTATGTTTATCAATCAGTTGGAAGTAATCTTTATCTGCCGATAATATTGTTTTTGATTCTTCTTTCGCAATCTGACAATAGTAGGCTATTAAATCATCCGCCTCACATTCAGTTGCTCTTACCTGACGAACAAAACATTCTTCAAGGTATTCTTTTACTCTTTCTTTTTGGATATGGTATGACTCAAGTTTAAACTCGTTCATACTCTGTCTACGGTTTAACTTGTAGTTAGGATATAATTTACGTCTAACGGCAGAGTTGTCGTCACCGTCCCAAAAGACAATAATTTTGTCGTAGTTGTGTTCATCAATTTGTTTTCTGAGGGTATTGATAAAATGAAAGACACCCCCGATATGGTTTCCTTCCACGAAGAGGTCTCTGACCCCATGGAATCCGATTTTAAATAGGTTATCACCATCTACTAAGAGTGTCTTCACAATTTATTGTTTATACTGTTTCACTTTCTTTTTCCTCAAACAAGCTGAAATCTCCGTCAGCCCCAATAATTTCTTTCCAATACTCAGCGTTTTCTTTCTTGTATTGTTCAATAGATACTTTCTCTTCCGCAGCATCTTTTCCTGCCAAGAATCCGTGTGGTGTTACGATGATTTTTCCATCCTCATAACCCAAACCATTGATGTGGTTTTTCATAACAGAAACTTTAGTACGGATTGCAAACTTAACAGTTCTTTTGTCTTTTGTTGCAGAAATTTTGTTTGTTCCCGCACCTTTTTGATTACCAAACAAGAATACCAAAGATGAGTTTAACCAAATCGCCTCACCACCTTTTGCTTTAATCTTTGGTTGTCCAAATGGATTGTCAGGAAGTTCAACCCAAGGTTGGTTAACAATAACTAAACTGTTTTCGTATTTTGAATCAGATTTACGAGAACCTGAAATACGTTGGTTGATACCCATACCAATTTTGTCGGCAAGAACCGCGGCGTTGTGTTGTTTACCACCTTTACCTTCGTAAGTCATCTTACAAGGAACCGAACCTACAGAATCCCAAAGGAATAATAAATCATATTCCAATTCACCTTTTTCTTGAGCATCCAACAAACTATTAATATAATCCGTAATTTGTTCAATGTAAGAAAAGTTGTTGTTGAAAATAAAAAATCCATCCCAATCCAACTCACCTGTTTCGGGGTCAACCACTTCGTCACAATCAAAACCCATAAGTCTTGCGTGTTCAAAACTCCACTTCTGTTCGGTAATAATGAACACGGGAAGAATATTTTGTTTCTGAGCCGATACGGCCGCTTTTACGAGACCCGTTGTCTTACCTGTATCAGAGTGACCCAAGAACATGTTCAAGTGTCCTATGGCGGGTCCTGGTAGTCCTACAGCGTCCAAGAAATCTTTACCCAAGTCAAAGTATCTTTGTGGTTTATACTTCGCCGAAGTTGAGAATTTCTTCTTTACTGAATTAAAATCGTTTTTCTTGATTGCCATGTGTGTTATAAATTAATCATGTATGGTACCATACAAGATACCATACATGATGTTTTGTTTTATTAGAACGGTAAGTCCTCAGCAGGTTCGTCAAATAATTGTGGGTCTGCAGGAGCCGCAGGTGCTGATTTAGAACCACCCATCATCATATCTCCTGAATCACTATACAAGTATTTACCTGTTTCACTATCCCAACGAGGTTCTTCACCACGAGAGATTGCTTCCAAATATTCTACAGGTTTCTTAGAGTAAACATCATTCCATGTCAACTCATCCGCCAACCACTCTTCCATAACCTTAGCGGTCTCGTGAAGAGGTGCTGGGTCATCGTGCATAATAGTTTGGATTGTTGTGTAATCTTTTCCACCAGGAGTTTTAGATTTAACCAACTGTACAATAAGGTCTCTACCTTTTTGTGAATCAGTTACATCACCTTTCTGTCTCCAAATTGGAATAATTTTGTCAAGAATACCATCATTCTTGTAATTGTGTTTGAAACGCCAAAACTTTACACCTTCGTCTTCAGCATCACGGTCAATAACCTTTACGATGTAAAATTTACGAGATTTGTATTGTTTAGCCAATTCTTTGTCTGACTCTTTGCCGGTAGACATCAACTCATCGTGAACCTCATTCAAAGGTGAACGCTCATTGTCATTTTTACCTGGGTCATAGAATTTTTGCCATTTACCACCCACTTGTAATTCATGGTACCAAACCTCTTTGAAAGGTGAAGAACCATCGGGTGTAGGAAGGATACGTACTCTACGTTGTCCTTGAGATTGCCCTTGTGGAAGAATACAAGCAAAATACTTTTTCATTCTTTCCTCTTGGGACATTCGGTTAGAGTCTCCGAAAGACTGTGTGTTTTTTTCGTACTGTGAAAGTACTGCGTCAAGTGAACTCATCATGTTTTTTGTTTAATTAGATTGTTTGTTTATAAATTATAGTTGTTTTTTTTCCGTTCGTCAAATTGTTTCGCCAAATAAAAAAGGGCCACAACGTGACCCCTTTAATATAGTAAAAAGTTATTAAAAATCAATTCATTTTAAAAGATGTTCCTGTTGGTTCTGCACCATACATATCAAACGATTTTTTAATATCTGAAGGTACAATGTCTTCAACCTCATCTGAAGTTAATACATATTCATTCTTTCCTGATTTTTGCATATCATCTTGTTTGTCATCAAAAAAACTTGAAAGTTTTTGGTTGAATGGTCCACTATCAAGACTTCTCAATTCTAATTTTTCTTGCGCTGTTTTTGGTCTGTACTGTTCAATCTTTTCTTCCATTGAATTCAATTTGTTAAACACATCATCCATAGCATTTAACTTGGTTTGTAATCCTTCAATTTGTTTGAACATCATGTCAAAATATTCTTGTTGTTTGCTTTCAACATTCTTTTGTGAATTAACTAAATCAGTAATATCCAATTCCTCAGAACTACTTTCACTTTCTTCACTTTTACCATCACCATCAATTTTTTCAACTTCAGTGTCAGTTGTTGTATCAATAACTTCAGGAGCCGCTGGTGGTGCCGATAATGTTGGGTCTCCACCAGGTGCTGCCGCAGGAGCCGCTGCTGGGTCAACAGGTGCTGCCGGGTCCGCAGGTGGTGTGGGTAAATCACCCAAAGCATCTTGTTCTACAATATACTTATTAATAGAATTGTGTCTTTTAATTTCTTCAATAATTTTTTTATCAATCGCCATTTTCTTAACCATTTAATAATTGTTTAACACCTTGTGGTGTTTCAACTTGAACTCTTTTATTTGTTCTTATTGTGTTATCAACTCTTTCAATAAGACCATCTCTGTCTCTAACTGTATAGCAATTACCAGTATCTAAATCACATACTTCGGTAAATCCATTTCCGGCATTTTTTTCTGTGTATCTTGTGTTTTTACCAAGATAATTGTCTAAATGTTGTTTAATATTCATAACTATAGTTTCTTAATAAATATCATTTAAAATTAACAAGTTTATATTTGGCTAATAATTCAACCACATTTTCAGCCTCCTTTTTAAAAGTGTCGTACATGTTTTTATTTGAATCAACCCATTTATTCCATTGTTCATCTGTTTGAAATCTATTTTGTGGCCAATATTTAGTCCATATTGATATCATATTATCAATGTAATCTTTTTTTGTATTCCAAACTAATGAACCGGTATTTCCAGTTGTTACTAATGGTGCAAATAACAAACTTTTAGATAAAACTTGTTCATTAACGTAATAGTCATTAATAAATTTAACTGAATTTGTAAATGATTCACCAGATGTAGTTGTTGTAAATACCGCAGTTGGTTGTCCATACCCATTTTGATTAACTTTACAACCAAATTGTTTTTGGAAATATTTTTCTCTTCCACCATAACTAATTTGTTGTGGGAAACTACCACCACCTAATAGTGTGTTACCTAAATCATAATTGTATGTATATACAGAATTGTCATCGTGACCATTGACATACGCAGTATATAAAATCATAGCTCTTGCTGGACCTAAAGTAGTATTATCTCTAATTATTTTTGCTAAATCAGCAAATGATATTGATTGTTGTGTATTTTCAATTCCAAGAAAGTTTTGATATTTAGGATTTGTTGATAACATATCTGCTTGACATTGTGATGGAAATGCTGAAGAATACACAACATTAGTCTGAATACCATTACCAATAGTAATAACATTTATTGTTGGTTGTGTTGAAGCGACTTCAGTTTCTTTTTGTCTTTTTAATATCTGAACTAATTGTCCCAATAAATTAGCATTAATTGAAACTAATTGTTTTGTTATTAATGGTAATGAATAAATTGGCATCCTAACACCACTAAAAAATGTTTTAAAGTCTCCAGCACTAATTGTATGTTCAACAGATTGAATCATATATGGTCCTCTAAACATTGGTACATTTCTTAAGTTAAAATACATTGTAGGTTGAATCATCGCATTTCCCATTGACTCCACCCTACACTCATAACTTCTATTTTTATATAAATTATACAAACTAACGTTTTGAGTGTTTGTTCTTCTACCACCAGCTTGGTTACCCATGTCAGTGATAACTCGGTTAGCTTCTGTTGTTGCCGCAGCATTATTTTGGTCAAGTTGAATACTATAAAAGACACTTTGGTTTCTAATTCCAAAATCAACATTAAATCCAACAACTTTATTTGATTGTGCCCAATCTGTTTTTGTACTTTTTTGTTCTGAAACTAATGGGTTATCTGAAGCTCTTGATAAATCAAACGCATCCGTTCTCCATCTGTAATCGGCATTTTCTCTCATATCTAAATGCTCACTTGGTTTTCCTGCATAATAACATACAAATTTTGGTTGTGACTCTCGGTAATCAACATCTAAAAAAGTACCAAATAACGAGTTTGCCAAATCATTAGATTTTTCAGGTCTAGGTGCATTTCCTTGAGTAATTTCTCCCGCCCCCCAAAAATTCATATATGCCGGTAATGGCATCATTTGGAATTGGTTGTCAGCAATAATCCTACTTACAAAATCAATAATTCTTGCATCAAGTGATGTGGTTCCTGAAAAGAAATCTTTTAATTTAAAAACATCAACTAATACTTTATCTCCAATATCTCTATTCGCCCTATCTAAAAACATAACATCTTGATATAATGTTCTATCTTTAAATTCACTTCCAGCAATCCACTTGTCGTTAAAAGATTTAAATGTTTCCCAAAGTTCTATTTTGGGTTGCATACCGTCAATTGCAGATAATATTGGTTTTTCAGTTGTCTGTGTATAATCAGGTAATTCTTTTTGTAACGTAAACATTAATTGACCCAAAACATAATTCAGATACTCATCATTATTTGTATAAAAATCATTTATTGCCGTTGTAAAATCCGCCCTTGTATATACACCATTATTTAATGATTTTTGAGTTCCAAAAATTTTGATAAGTGGTGCAAAGTTTTTAACATTTCCTTCAGTAAACTCTACGTTTAATGTTGGGAAAAAGTCAGTATAATAACTTCCTGAATTTGAGTATGTTAATCCTGTTGTTGTTGCAAATCCAATATACGTTTCCATAGCAATCCAAGCGTTTGGATATGCCGCTTTTGACTGTGCTAAGGTTATTTGTGTTACAGCTCCGTTTGTAACAGGAACACTGTTTTGAACATATGCGTTATATGGATAAGGGTCAACAACTTTATTATAGTTTGTAGTATTCAAAGTTGTAAATGTACCAAAGACACGTCTATTAAAATTACTTGGATTTCCGTATTTAAAAACAATATCATAATTCACAAAAGATTGTATTACCGTATTGGCTTGTGTTAATTGAGCATTTCCACAATCAACAACATATTTGTCCGGAGTATCTGTTAATGTAACTGTTGGAACTAACAACATTTGTGACATCAATCCTTGAAAGTTTCTATTGGCATAACTTGAGTTTGCCAAATCTTCAGATGTTAAATCCGTAAACGATTTACAGAAATTTAAAAATTCAATTTCAAACGAATCTAAAATTTCTGTTTTAAACGTTCCAAAAACATCATCAATCTTAGAATACGTCTGGCCAAATTTAACCACATCCTGTATTTCCAAATTTGGATAAACTTCTTTCATGTATTCATTTGGACTTGGTTTTGTAATACTTGATAATTCAAAGTATCCAAAATTTGGTGCCGCCCAAAATGTTCTAACAGAACCATTAAACACCGCCTTGTTATTTTGAACTTCTTGTGTTTGTGTTAATCCTGTTATTGTTTCCGTAAAACATTCACCAATAACTTGGTTATATGTAGTACCAAAACTTGGCATCAACAAAGTTTTATATTGTTGGCTTGAATTGAATTTTGGTGAGTTTTGTGTTTCAAATGTTGTAAAAAAATTGTTAAACTTCAACACTTGATTTGGTGTTGAACTATATCCGTTTTGTGTTGATATTTGAGCATTTGGTATAGCCCCCACAACTAATCCTTGATTAATTGCGGTTTGTATATCTGTATCTGTATATCCCGTTAACAGTTCTTGACCAGTAACTAAAAAATATGTGTCATTAATCATCTTTGGATAAAATCCAAGATTCATTTGTACTTGTTTTAAAGTTAGTGATGGTTGTGATATGGTATCTTGAGCAACAATATTATAATTTTCATTAATTGATGTAAATGTATATTGTTTCTGTAATGATGAACCATCGGGGTCATAAAGATTTGCAACATTCACATTTTTCCAAACAGAATCCAAAATATCTACATTTGTTTCAACATATGTTTTGTAACGGTGCCAAATAGAACCATATTTTATAATCCAAGAATATGGTAATTTATGTACACCACCAAATTTTGTTAAAGTAGTAAATATATAATCTAAAGGTGTAGAATCTTCTGTTGTAATGTTTTTATATTTCTCTCTTAATGTAGCAAGTGGTAATGAATTTAAAAACAAATATGCTGGTAAAACATATGGTGTTGTATTTGTATTGTTTCTATCTTTATTAATACCATCTTGTAAGGCATTAATAAAGAAGGGGGTATTCAACATTGATGTTGTTTGTAAGGCATCAACGTTTCCAGTTTTGGCTTGGTAATTTATTGGTCCTTCAGTTACTAAGAAACTATTATTTAAACGTCTGTCTTTATAAAATTGGTTAAAGGCGGCTAAAGTTCCTGTTGGTGGAGTTCCTGTAATATTTCCCGACCCACCAACGGATAATATTGGTTTGGGTGTTGATAATGTTTGAAGGAAACAATTATTAACAAAAGGTCTATTGTTGTTTAAACTATCAGCACTTTCATAATTGGTGATATATCTTTGGGTATCATTTAAAAATAAACTTTTTGTGGTATCAAAAACATTACCTTTAGATGTTTTTACACCAGCTAAGTTTTCATTTTGCCAATCAGTAATAACAAATGGATATACATCCATTATGTTTGTTTGTGTTGATGATGTTGATTTAATATAGTTTGATAAATTTGTTAACGACTGAACATTCTTATTTGTAGTTGGTTTTGATTTAATAAACGAATCATTTAAAATCGCATAATCATTTTCCGTAATTGTTCTTAAATACTCAGAAGTAAATTCACCTCTAATAAATTGTTGCCAACTAGAACCCGTCCCATCATTTGAAATACTTCTAAGAATTAATGGGAAGTTTTGTGGTGTTAAAGCAAAGTTTTTTAATATTTTAGTTAAGCTTGGACTTGTTGAGTTAAGAGCTGTTCTTATATTTGAAACTTCTAAATCAGACAATGTGTTATATATTGATAATTGTTTTGCACCTGATGTGGATAATCTATCCCAATATGACGCTAATAACACTCTTTCGTAAATTTCATAAATAAATTTAACACTATCATAATCACTATACGGTATATTTGTTGTTGGGAATTCAATACCGTTTACAGTAATTCTACTTATAACATTGGCTTCATTATTACTACCATTTGGACCCAAATCAATACTAGCTCTTTGAGCCAATCCTTTCATATATTCTTCAACAAATTGAACTTCAGGCCAAACTTCATAATTGTTTCCTCTTGTTCTTGATATTTCTGATGGGTCACCAGGATACCTTAACTCAAATCTTTCACCATCAGCATTGTTTGTTTCAACAAAATATTGTGGCCAAGGATATACGGGAATATCTTTTAAAGCGTTTTGGTCGGTTTGTTGTACTAAGTTTTTACTGTCTGTACTAACAGAAGATTTTGTATTATCAAACACCGCATTTTTTCTGATTGGGTTTAACCTTTGACTCCAAGCTTGACTATGAACATCATCCATTAATCTATAAAAAGCTTCAACAGACGCAAATATCATTGCCATAATATTTCTCATGGTTGGTTTAAATCCTAAACCATCGTTACCTTCAATTTTTTTGGATAAAAATTCATTTAAAGCGAGAACAATTTTTTCTTTTTGACCAGATAAATCTTCAAATGTTTTGTCTATAATATCTGAAAAATTGCCAGGTCCATCAAAAACAAAATTATACGTTGGTGGAATACTAGTACCGTCAGTATTATCAGGAAATGGTTGAAAAAATATTGATTCTTTAATTGCTAATTCATTAATTTCTTCAGGAGAAAGAGCCTCTCTTTTGTATCTAATTTTAAATGTTTCCGCCCAATCAATATTAAAATCAGTTAAACTTTTTCTAACAGAATCCGAACCAACTAAATCAGAACTAGAATTAACTAAATTATTTACGACTCTGTTAGAACTAAGAAGTCCCCTAATTTCTCCAACAGAAAAACCTGTCGCAACATATGGTGGTTGTATTGCAGATGGTACAATTGTTGGTTGTATGTTTAAATTATTAATTTTAGTTACCTTTGATGTTTGTTTTTTACCATCAATTGTAAATGTTCCAGGGTCACTTAGTGTTTTATTTTTAGCTAAATCAACTTTATACCCATCTACTAATTGTTTTAATTGGGAATATGCATTAACTTGTAATTGTAAACTAGCTCTAGTGTTATTATTATAAATGTAAGTAAGTACACCATTCTTACCACCAACAGCACTAGGTTTTAATACAAATATTTTTTCTTGGTCAATGTATTTTTTAAACCAACTTGTGTCATCATTAGGTGATAACACATTATCTCTTAGACTTGTTAATAATTTAAAATATGTATCACAATCAGAAAGTGGTGTAAAATCAGTTTGTCCAAAACTTTGTTGTAAGTTTTTTTCTAACGCTTCTAACCTTGCTTTTAATTCAGGAAATGAAAGTTCTGGAAGGTTTGGAGAAATTAAACCCAAAGCTTTGTATCGTTTGTATACATCTCTAATGGTTTGTCCACCCTTCGTTACCCTCACAGAAGATGTTGTAACATCAGGATTTCCGTTAGATACTTGAGCGGCGTTTACACCAGGCGAATTAGGAGCGGTGTTATTAATTCTATAATCCGTTGTATACATGAATGGTACTGCAAACAAAGCACCAACTTGTGTTTCTGCTAAAATTGTATATTTGTAAGAATAAAATTTTAAATTAATTCTGTAGTTTCCCGTATTACCCTCAAACGCAGCTGAAAAGTTTGTTAAAATAAGTTGGTATCTTATTGCTTTACCATAAAACCCTTTTAATGTTAAATAAAATGTTGGATATGGTAAATTAAAAAAACAAGCGTATTCAGAATTTTCACCTTTTTCAAATAAGGCTCTACCTTGAACATCAATCAACACAATTTCAACAGTTGGTGTTAAACTTCTTGTATTCTTAACTCTTATACTTTCAATACCTAATAAACCAGTGTCTTCACTGTTAATTGTGTTTTGTTTAATATAAAAATCATCACTTTTGTTTTGTTGTTGTACATTGGTTTTACTTGGTTGATTAGTACCTTTACCATCAACAGTATTTAAACCCGTAATTTCATTTAGATAATTGTTATTTAGTGTTGTTTTCCCACCAGGTCTTAAAAAATTAATAGAAGCAATTGGTGTTGTTTGTACAGCATCTGTTAGTGCGGAACCAACGGCTAATTTTGTTCTTGGTAACATTTTTGCTTCCAAGTTTGCATACATAACAAGGTCTTCATGATGGATTGGTCTATCCATTGGTTGACCAAGACTATTTTCAACCTTGTTTGGGTCAATTAAAAATATGTTATCATAATCGGATTCAATGTAGATATTGTCCGTTGTACCAAAATTATCTGCCATAATAGAAGAAATAGTTATCTAAACCATTTTTATAATCTTGTAATGAAGATATAAGTGGATATGGGATTGTCAATATTGCATTATTTGGAATATTCCATTCCAACCCACCATATTCAGGATTACCTTGTAATATTAACCAACCAAAAAAAGGTGTTCCGTAATATTGTTGAGATACTTTATCTAACCTACTAAACCCTGTTCTGTAGATGTATCTTTGGTCTGATGACTTTGACTGTAGTGGAATAAATGGAACTACTGTTTGTTCACCATTAATCAAAAATGGTTGGTATCGGTTATAATAAGCATCCATTAATTAAATTTTTTCTTGAAGTTATATGGGTTTATGCTTGAACTATCGTTTTTATTTGCGTAAAGATTTTGTAATTGTTTTTTAAGGTCTTCAGATGCTGCACTATCTTCACTAAAATCAACAACTCTTTTTTGTGTTGTACCAAATGGTGGTGTATAATCAACATAATTTTTACCAGTACTATTTGTTTGAAATGTTGTCATTAAAGCAAGGCCTGTTTGATTTAATTTTGGCCATTCTACATATAAAGAATTTGGACCTGAAAAATAATATGATTCAACCGCAAATTTTGTATAAACATCTAAACCTTCTTGTAATGCGTTTAAAAAATTATCTTTTATAGATTCAATTGTTAAGGCTCTCGACATTAGTAAATATTCTCTTGTTTTTTCTGGTGTTGATAAAAATTCATATCCTGTTGGTGGTGTAAAAACGCCAGGTTCATTTGGTTTATAGGAACTAGTTACATATAATTGTGCTGCGGTTAAATCAGTTAAAAATTGATTGTTATTAGTTGCTATAGAAGTATAATCATTTCTAAGGGATGTTAAAGTATCTATTGGAGTTCCATTAACAGTTTCTGTTTGACCCGTTGTTATATAAATAATTGCAATATTTTTATCATTTAATTTACCGTCATGTCCTGTTGTAGTTCCACTAGCAACAAAATTCATTCTATCAACATTATAAACATAATCTTGTTGTAGTTCTGTTAAAGTATTTACATCAGAGGTAATTGTATTTAAAAAACTACTTCTGTAAGTTTTAACAAAATTTGAATAGTTTTTCTTGAACAATCTTTTTTGAGCTGTTGTAATTACAGATTTTGTAAATTCACCTGATGTGAATATTGGTAAGTTATCATCGTCAACATCTTTTAACAATGCTTTAAATGCTTCGTCAACATATTTTTGGGTATTAATTGGTTTACCATAAATTGCGGTATCTGTTGGTGTTGAAGAATTAAACGAACCCGTATTATATCCTTGGTTATCACCACCATAATTTAATATTGCCAACATACCATAATTATAGTTTAATAACGCACTATTCATGGTATTCATAACACCATTATAATACGCTTTAGTTTTATCAACAAATTTGTTGGTAAATGTTGCATATTCAATAGTTCCTGTTTGTCCACTATCCGTTAAACCTGTAAATGTTGAAACACCAATAGTATTTCCACCATCATTTGTTTTATCATTTTGAATGTTGGCAACACCAACAGTTGGTGGATTTTGAGTTAAGGCTTGGATAATTTGTTTATCAAGTTTACTTGTATCTTCAGTTGCTTCGGCTCTTTCATCATACATCTCAGTATTAGCGTAATAGTTGAATGATAATGCATTTTGTAATGTGTCAATTGGTGCTGCCAATCCTGACCCACCAACAAAATTAAAACTTAAATTGACATCAACAATCATAGGTTGGAAACCGATACCTTCAGGGTTCATATCAAATGTCTTATCGTATGAAAAACTTAAAGATGTTGGAACAATTTTGGTATTATAAAAATCACCAATACGTAAAACCATAATTGGTGGTGCCCCAAATGATGTGTTTAACGCATCATTATAAAGTTTTTCACCATTGGTTCCAATAGTTGGAATTGTTTCACCAGGTCTCATACATTGTTGTAAGAAAGTTAAACGTGAGTTTAATCCTTCAGGTGTTGTTGAGTGAAACGCTGGTTGGAAATATTTTATTTTTTCTTTAATTGAATCATAAATAAATGGATTTTCCGCCTTTAAAACTTCAAAATAATCACACTCATTTAACAAGTATCTTAATAGTTTTTTAGAAGCTCCTTTATATAAATCTTTTTGTGGTTGTTGATTTACAACAGTATTGGTTTGACCTGGTTTTTGTCCTGTGTTTGGTTTTCCAGCGGCGTTGTTTGCAGCACTATTTTCAGTGGCTGTTGAGCTTGGTTCTGAGTTCTTTTCAATTGGTTTAATTTCAACATTTTTTAATAATACAGTTCTACAAGCCATTGCTCTTGTTGTATACTTTTCAGTATTAAGAGCTTCGTCTTTACAATCGTAAGTACTGTAACTTTGTTTACCTCTTGGGGTTACACTTGCAACTTCTCCTTTTGCAATAGTATTGAATACTAATGTTGAACCAATAAATTGACCTAACGAATTATTATTTGCACCAAAACTATAAGTCTTAAAGAATTCAACCACAGATTCACCTCTTCTAACAGACAACTTATCATTATAATCAATAGATGACGATGGTGATGCACTTGCCTCCAAAGTAACTAAAATACTAGAAGCTTGTTTTTGACTCAAAATATTATACATTTTTTGAGCCATTTCTTTTAATCTTGTATAGTTTTCTTCAATAACACCATCAAAAAATTGAGTTGTAACTTGTTTGTCTTTTGAGTTGTTATTATATACTTGTTTATTAGATGCTGATGTATAATTAGCATATGTTGTTTGGAAAGCCACCGATGTTGGGCTTGGTATGTCATTGTCAAAATAAAACCCAAAACCATTATATTCGTTTAATGTTGGGTTTCCTGTGGCATCATCTGTTGTTCCCCCATCTTGTAATGAGTTTGTAGGTACTGTATTGGTTGCTCTTGAAGCGTCAACAATATTTGTGTTAGTTGCGTTTGGATTGGTAATTATTTCTTGCCAAGCTTGTAAATCGGTTAATGGAACTGTATTATAAATTTTAGCAAGTTCATATAAATCATATTTTTTACAACCAGCAAAAAACGAATCAACAATAGAATCCACTTTTTGTCTATCACCTTCATTTGCTAACACCTTATTAACAATAAGATTCAAAATTGATGGATGGTCAACAATCATCTTCCATTTCAATGTACCACTACGAGAAGTGTTTTTATAGGTATAAATTGGTTCGGGTCTACCTAAGAAAGTAGTTTCGTTAAATGATGGTCTTGTATCCTCAGTAAATGATAAATCATATGGTGGAAACCACATTACTCTACCACCGTTAGGTCCTTTTTCACAAGCCGGTAAATCGTCAACTCTATATCCAGCTCTATATCCTGTTCTCCAAGCCAAGTTCTCAATTGAGAACATGTATTTCTTAACCCTACCATTAACAACACTATCACCCCCTTTTTCAGGTGCAATATTAATGTTAAATGTAGAGTCCATTACGGAATATGAAAACTTACGAATATTTCCGTCTTTCTTTTGTAAATTGTTAAAAGTATAATATGGTGTATCTTTGGTAAAAACACGACAATATTCAATACCCACATTGGCTTGTCCATCAGAATATCTAACAATCTGAGAACCTTTTGTAATTTCTTTATAACCATCAAAGAAAACTTTTGATGTTTGGCTAATTGCGTTACCTACGTGTCCAAATCTGGCTCCTGAATTTGGTTGTGAATCAATTAATCTTTGAGTGTCATCTAAAATTGAACCTGGTTTGAATTCATAGTTTACTGATTCAGTTGATGTAAATTGATTTGATATTGATGGATATGCCGGGTCTTGTGTTCCGTAATCTCCACCAGGTTTTTGATACCTACCAGCGTTTGGTGCCCATTTTTGACTTACCCAACTAAAACCACCAACAATACTACCGTCATCAACAAATGGTTTACCCGCTAAACCAAATTTAAAATCTTTATCAACACCTTCATATTCTTTTCCTAAAACATCAGGACCATAAACAGGTGCCAATACTTGAGCTCCGAATGGGTCAATAGGTACTTGGCCAGGAGGTGATGTTAAATATCCAGGTTCCCTTTCAGGACTACCTACATAATAAGTTCCTTGACTGGCGTTGTTAGCAATTGCCCCTGTAATAGCATTTCCAAGGGCCGATAAAATTCCTGTTCCACCCGTATTGTATTGTGGACGGAATCTGTTCATATCTAAGTTCTGAGTCAATTGAGCTCTTTGACCTGAACCTGTATAATCTAAAAATACTTGTGATGGTGATGTTGGTCTTGAACCAAATAATCCAAATAACCCACCACGTTTTCCATTTCCAGCCGCCTTAATTGCCGATTGGGTTGAGTTGATATCACGGGCTTCGTAATAACTTCCCGGTATTGGAGAAAATGGTAATGTAAATCCAGCGATACGTTGGACTATATCTTGTCCTTGCGATATAATATTTCCACCACCTGATGTAATTTTCCAATCTCTATAAATTAACGGTTTTTTACCTGCTAAAATTAAAGATAAATTAACGGGGTCTTGAACACCATTTAATATATTAACTCTACCTAATGTTTGTGTTCTAACATTTTGGTCAACTCTATATTGGAAAGCTTGTCTTGCCCCTTTAACCCCCATTTGAGCAAGTTGTGAGTCATCACTAGCAGGACCATTATCACCTAAGGGGTCTTTTTCTAATAGAACAGAATATGGTGAATATGATGATGGTCTAAAACTCGGTGGGTCCCAATAAGTGGCGTTTTTCTGTACCTTAATAACATCACCCATGTCATAATAGGTGTATTGGTTTCCTGGCGAATAAACATTCTTAATGTATTGTCTTTTTTGAAACGATACTGAATACAATTGTAACGCTTCGGTATATGGTGGTGTTTGAGTATAAGGACCTTGATTTGATAATGTTTGTTGTGTATTAATTAAACCACTAATGTCTTTGTTGTATCCACCCAAAGGTCCAAACACATTATTAGTATATAATTTATCTGCAAATGGGTCACTATCAATTAATGCGTCAGGGGAATCAATAACTGAATAATCACTTCTGATATATTCATTAACACCAGGGCTACCTACAGGTGTATAAACACCTGGTTTATTGTAAGGTCTTAAGTTTCTTAAAAGTAACTCATCCCTTTTTAATTTCGTAGCACTAAAAGTTAAACGACTTGGCATGTTGTTGTATCATCTATAAATAGAAGCACCTTTATTTTTTATTAAATTTATCTAGTATTGTTTGGAACGGCACTGTATGGACCCTTAACACTACCATCACTAATCATTTTATTAATTTGTTTAATAAATGTTTCGTTTTTAAATAAATCATAAACTTGGGTGTCAGTTAAATTACTAGTACTTCCATTTGGTGTTGTAACTTTAATTTCAATTGCTCCTTTATAATTAATATCCTCAACTTTTATTGTTTGATTAATTGGTGATTGTGCTTGGTTGGTTTCAATTCTATTTGGAATTGTTCCCGATGCTGTGGCTCTTGTGGCTAAATTAGTAAGTCCTTTTACTGCCAAATCAGCGGCTTCAGCAATTTTATTACCCGAACTTACATATGGTTGGATTGCCGATTTAAAATCAATACTTGTAATTGATTGTTTTATATTAGAAAAACTTTGTTGTACATCCATACCCGCATTTTTGAAAATTTCAGCAATTTTTGCTGGGCTTCCCTCTCCTTTTAATAAATCAATAACACTTTTACCTGTTTCATCATAAAACTTATCAATAGATGATATTGCCCCTCTTTGGTTTCCAAGGGTTTTGTCAGTTGCCGTCATTCCGACTTGTGTAACAGCTCGACCAAATTCTCTAAGTTCTCTTGGGGCTTTTGAACCAGCTACGGGAGCGGCAAGACTATCAACTAACTTATTTAAAGCGGCGGTTTGTAATTCTGTTTGATTTAATTGAGCCTTTGCCAAATCTTCAACAGTAACGGTTTCTTGCGATTTTTTTATCTCATCAAGGTCGGCTGGATTAATTTCAGAAACTAATTTATCCATTCCCCCAACTTTAACTGTAAATCCACCCTTATCTTTGTTGTATTGAGCAACATTTGCAATAAATTGTTTGGATTCTTCGTCAATAGCATTTGTTTTGAATTCGCTTCTAATCATGTTCAACTTTTGTTGACCTTCAGACATTTTCACCAAATCATTATATGCTATACCCGTTTCTTTTTCAATTTCTCGTAAATCACGTTTGGCATTAGGGAATACTTTAAATGATTTTGTTTTTTCATCAAAGTATGTAAACTTTTCAGTCATTTTAGCAACTTGATTCTGTAGTTCTTCAGTATCTTCAGATGCCAAATACATTAATCTAAATGGGTCCGCTAAATCACCAGCAGCAACACCTAACCTTTGGAAAGCGGAAACCATTTCAACGGCACCTTCAGGATTGAATACCCTTTCAGCAAATCCAAAAATTTCATTCATATTAATACGTAATGAAGCCGCTTGTGCCGACATTTTAGCTAAACCAGCAACACCATTTTCAAAACCATATTTATTTATATTACTTAAATTGTCTCTAACAAGTCCAAATACCGCACTTGTGTTAACACCAACTTTTCTTGCAATATCAACGGATAGTTGAATATTTTCTTTAATATTTCCTGTTTGAATTCCCGCATCTTGGAATCCTTTAACCATATCACCAATTTGACCCGAATCAATTCCAACCGCCTGACCCGCAGCGTATAAATCACCAACAGTTTCACCAAGAGTTATTACATTTGTATTTAAACTGTCGGCAATTCCTTTTTGAATATTTTGAACATCTGTTAAACTTCCACCTAAACCTGTAACTAATGGTGTCGCAACAGCCAATTCAACAGTCAAACCTTTAATGGCCATTTGGGTTTGACCAAAAGTGCCAGCCATTTTTGCCGTAAAATCAGAAAAAGATTGTTCTAAAACTTTGGTTCTAGATAACCAACTGTCATAACCCCTATTGATAGTTGCCGTAAAATCATTAATAACCGCTTGAGCCTGTGAGGCAGCATTGGAGTTATTTGGTTGATTATTTGGTGGTGGAGCCGCTTGCATATTCTAATAAATAGAATAAATCTTATTTTTGATAAGATTCTATTAATTTGTCTACAATATACCTACGAGCATACGTGGGCATTTTTTGAAAGTCTGTCCAAGACATGTGTAAATCTCTACTCAGAATAAAAAATTCGTCTAATTGATGTTTCCTATAATCAGAAGAAAACCCGAAAAAACTCCACCCCAAAGGCGATTTCAACATCTACCTTGTTTCCTGACGGGGCTATAACTGTTTTGGTTAATTCTAATCTTGGTTCATTTTCATCAATAAATTTTCTAATGAATTTTGAATCCATAATTGGTAATCCTTCAATAAATTTAATAATTGTTGATGGTGATGTATCACCATTAACAGATAAAATTTGTTTTTGAAGTTTCATTGTAACTCTTGGTGCAACCCTTCCAGCCGGATATGAGTCAGCCACTTTATTAAGTTCTTGAATTTCTTTATATATAAGTGGTTTTAATTTAACAGATGCTTGTGACTTTGGTAATACTACATCAAAAGTACCATCTTCATTTGGGTCGGTTGATGGTTTTCTAAAATCCAATTCGTCCAACAATATATCGGCAGAAAATTTCTTACCAGTCTCAGGGTCATTAATACTGATTTTATATTCAGGTCCAAAAGAAGTATTTCTTAAAAATATTAAAATTGCTTCAATATCACCATTTAACATTTCATCAGGTTTCAAATCTGGTTCGTACAATTTTGAACGAACTAATGTCATAATCATGTCATCGGTATTTGACCCCATGATGACATTCTCATCTGCAGCTGTCAAATAACCAACTTTAACAGATTTTTTCTTTGATTTGTAGAATTTACCTTCAGATGGTAATCTTACCACATCGTGTGGTAAATTAAATTCTTGTTGTGCGTATTGTAATAAATTTTCGTCCATAAAAAAAAACACAGGGAATAGACCCTGTGTTAAATATACCGTATTAAATTAATTTATCAATATAAAATAAAATACAAAATTAGTAAACTAAGATACAACGGTCCATTTGTAATGTAACGTCTAATCCTGCTAATTTGTCATCACTATATGATACACCATCCCAAGCAGATTTTGTAATCATACATTGTTCAAGAATCCATTTTTCCACAACAACACCTGTTGGGTCCAACATTTCAAGGTCAACATTCTTTTTATAACCCGCAGCATATCCCATACGACCTGTAACTGATTCAGCGTGTAAACGAACCCACTCCATAAGAGCTTGTGTTGCTGATGGACCAATTGGGTCACGGAATTTAACTGAGATTGGATTCCATTTGAATCTACCCGCTACATATGTAGAAGTGTTCAAAAATTGTATCTCAACAGGGTTAATATCAATACTTGGTCTTCCTGATGATTCTACGAACCATTCATTAATACCTAAAGTTGTGTCAAACCTAAGTATAAATCGGTTCGCTCTTTTTGGTTCGTAAGGAACCGGCATTTTCATTAATAAATCAGCCATGGTATATTCTTTTTAGTTTTTTTGTTTTAGTTTATTTATCTATAAATACTCGTTGTTTGAAAATTTTTGTATTTACTTTAATTTTTTAAAAATTATCATCGTTTAGTATCTAGTTTTAGTTCCTCCAGCAGTAGAATAAGTCTTTAAAACTGGTTCATCTTCAAAATGCTTCTTCATTACTTCTACATTCTTTAAGTCATCATCTGAAAAACCAATACTAGGTACAAACTTATTTTTCACATCATCTTTAACATATAGTTTTTTACCCAATTCTTTAGCCTGTCCTTTTACATATGAAATAAATTCTTTCATTGCTTGAACTTTTAATTCCTCGGGGTTGGCGGCTCCTGCGTCTGTACCAAAACTAACGGGATAATATTTGTTCATATCCATATAGTCTTTTATTAATTCCACATCTGATTTGTCTTCCATATTTGAAAGGTCACGGAATTTTCTAAGATTCTTAATTAATAAATCTTTATTAATACCCATGTGGTCAGAAATAATCAAATTATAAATTGCGTCTTTAAGTGTCTCGGGGTTGTGTCCACGTGCGGTGATTATTGAAAAAATTGACCCATTGTTGATTGCTTCCACAAAATCAGACCAAGCGGGACCTGGTTTACCTTTCATGGCATCAATTTTAAATTGTTTATCACCACCAGTTCTAAAATTACGAAAAGGTTCGTCAGCATATCCAACTATTGTACTACCTTTGTAATCAAATGGTTCTACACCGATTTCACTTCTATATTCCGCAAAATCTTCTGTAGACATACCAACTTCATTATCATTTTCATCTTTAAGAATAATTTTTGTTGGCATCATCATGATATTATCGTCCCAATCAAAGGCGTAATATTTCATGTCAGGCGTACCAACATCATCAAAACCTTCAAGTAATGATGATGTTGGGTTTAGTATTTTTTTTCTAATCATTTAAATATTAAATATTTTCAAATGATGCTCCTGTTGGAGTGATTAAGAATTCAATGTCAATGAATTCCAACGCTTTTGTTGGTTTCAAGTAAATCTTACCTGTCATAGTATTTCTATCTAAATCTTCAGGTGAATTACTTACAGTAACACGGAAATCATATAAACCTCTGTCTCTTCTAATAGCATCCAAGATAGGGTTAACCGAATCCAAGAAGTCTTGTCTTACTTTAGCATCGTTTTGTTCAAACAACAATCTTACCGCCACCGCTGAAATCAACTTACGAGCTTGTAATAACAATCTTCTTACGTTAATTCTGTTAAGTGCTGTGTCAGCAATTTGTAATGTTTTGTTACCCCAAATTACAGTTCCAACATCTGAGAAAGTTGCGATAGGGTTAATTCTACCTTGATACAAAGTATCTCTATCTTCTTGTGTAAGTTTCTTACGTGCTTTAACAGCATTTACCAAACCTCTTGTGTAACCCGCAGTTGCGAACCATGGGAATGAAATGTTATCAGTCAACGCTAAGTTTCTACAAACTTCATTTGTTGGTGGTATGTAAATTTGTGTGTTATTTACAGTATCTCTTACCAAAATCCATGGGTAATAAGTTGCTGTGTAGTTAGAATCAATTCCTGTATTATCTAAGTTATTAACCGCTTCTGTTGGGTAGATGAAATCAGCTATATTTGTTACTGGTACAAACATTGCTGTATCAGGTGTTGTACAAATGTAGATTGAATCCGCTCTATCAAATGTTACCATAGAAATTGAATCCTCAACCAAGTTTGAGTTATTAACATAATCAATACCAGGTGTTGCAAATACATTTATGTTAACCGCTTCAGGGTTTGCGAAAGTATTAATACCTAACAAGTATGCGTAGTAGTCAGTATTTGAGAAATCTGTAAAGTTACTGATAGCGATTGGTTTGAACGCTCCCCATCCAGTTGCGTTAGGGTATCTTGTGGTTGGACAAGCTCCCGCTTGGTATCCACTACCACCTAATATAAACCTATCTGTATTTGTTCTACTTTCGTTATAAATGTCCCAACCATCGAATCCACCTTGTAATAGTAATGTGAATTTTCTTGCTTGAATTTGGAAGTATGGATTTGCAGGTGTTTCAGGGTCAGATTGGAATGAAGCCACACCACAATCAAATGCTGGTGTTCCTGAAGTAGTACCATAAGCAATATTTACAACTGTCGCTCCTGAATCCATGTGGAATCCTTTAGTTACAGTATTCCAAGGTAATGCATCACCTTCAACACATAAATCAAGAGGTTTTTGTTTACCTTTATATTCAAAGAATAATGGGTCATAACCAATTTGTGATGAAATACCCAAATAAGTACTTCTTACTTTATCACCACCAGATACTGTTTTATTATCAAAACCTGTAAATGAGAATGGTGGGTTTGTAACAATACCAAATGGTGGGTTATAAATTACTTCACCTGGGAAGTTGTATGCCACTTTATAAACTGGGAATGGAGAAGTTGCCGAACCGTATGTTCTAATAACATATCCTTCAAAACCACAAGGTACACTTTCAGGATTTGCCTCAGTATTCATCTCCAACATAATGTACTTAGAATTTAATGAGTATTCACCATCACTAGTACCAACTTTAACACCAACATAGTTATTGTTTGTTGGGTCCATAGTACAATTTGTATATTTTTCTATAACAACAGGATTTGCGTCTGTATCAAAGAAATCACGAACCGCAATGTCAAAACTTAAGTTGTTAAATGAAATATTTTGGATTGAAATTTTAATTTGAGTGTTTGCGCTATTACCATCAGCAATTGAATAAAACTTAAACAATCTTTCAACTGTAGAACCATTAAGTTCAGATACAACCCACGGTGATTCAGGTGATTGGTATTGTTCCAAGTAGTTAGCAATTGTACCTGTAGTTACAGGGTTTCTTAAACCTGGTAAACTAATTAACGATGAGTTAATACCTCTGATGTAACCTTTGTTATAACCATAAGTCAACATTGTTTGGAATTGTTCTTCAACAAACAATGGTGTTTCAACTCTATTTTTACCGAAGTTAGAAATACCAAATACTTTTGTAATATAATTTGTGTCGTTACTATTCATAGACGCAACAAACGAGAACGAAGCTGGTGTTTCAGCGTTGTCAGTATAACCTGAAATCGCAAATTGTGCGAATGGGTTTTGAGAAATTCCTGAATAAGAACCTGAATTATCTATAATAACATCAGTTGTTCCTGTAATTTGATATTGTGGACCATGATAGTCTGATGTAAACAACGAAACACCTCTTGAACGGAAAGTCGCAACAACAACATCATTCCAACCTTCATATGCAGTACCTGAGTATGTATAAGTTTTACCTGTGACAGTACCTGAATAAGAACCCGAACCTAAACTAGTCATTGATGACACTACGTTATAGAAAGAATATCCTGTATAAGCATCTGCTGTTGTAATATCAAAGTTTGCGTAATACCAAGTATCATCACTTGGTGATGTAAAGTCAGCATCTGAAACAGAAAGTCCTGATACATTATAAACGTTTGTCTGTGCAGTATATGGTGTTAATAACGAATTATAATCAGAATCTGCAACAGTTCCAAAAATGTAAGCAGAATCTCCTGAAGTAGTTCCTGAGTTATTAATTATTGTTTGGATTTGATTATATAATTGTTCATTAATTGTTGATACACCACCATTATATTGTGTGTAAGTATTTCCTGTTTGGATTATAGATGGGAAAGTTGTTGAATATGTAATTGCAGTTCCACCTGTTGTTCCAGTAAAGTTAACCGTATATGTTGTACCTGTTGATACACTTAGACCCACAGTACTTCCGTCAACATTGGCAATTGTTGTGATTGACCAAGATGGACCCGCATCATAACCAGATAAACCCAATACCCTTGTTACAAACAATTGGTTAGATTGTTGAAGGTATGATTTTGCTATATAAGCCAACTCATATTTTGGGATTTGAGTGTTTACAAATTTTTCGGGGATGGTTCCACCGAAATATGATTCAAAATCATTATAATTTGTAATGAAGATTGGTTCGAAAGCCGGACCTGTTAATGTCTCCCCAACAAGACCAAGAGTGGTTACCCCCACACTTTGAGCTACGAAGCTAAGGTCTCTCTCTGATGTGTATACACCAGGAGATACGAATACTTTATTTGATACTGCCATTTTGTTTTAGTTATTCAGTTTTATTTATTTTATAGATAAATATTAACAGATTTAAGAAAAACTTTACTTTACGCCATCTATTTATAATATGGGCAGATTATTTTCTGCCTTTATTCTACCTATGGAAAAGAAAATAAAGAATTTGAAGATATCAATAGAGTCACACGATATTTTAAAGAAATACTGTGAAAAACACGGTATTAAGATGTATAGATTTTTGGAAAATTTGATTAAAGAAAAATGTCAAACTAAAAAAGACATTTATGGTGAATCATGAGTGGGGGTTCCCATTTGGATTTGGTTGTGGTGGAACATCATAATTCACACCAAACAATTTGATTGCATAATTGAATGTAGAAGGTAATGTATCATCGGGTCTACTTGTCAAAACAAGTCTTAAAGTATCGTTGGTATTGACTTGTATTAATGAAACATCACTACCATAATAATCAAAAGTTACTTGTCCTTGTGGTTTTATATACACATCAAAATTGGTAACATTTATTTTTGTTAATAAATTAAAATCACCTGTATAATCAACCATTAAGTCAGTTTGTGTTGACCCACTCGGTATTGAAACACTCAAATTATATTCATCAATATTTTCGGGGTATTTTTTTCTTTTTGGTCTTGATGTTTGAGCAGATACTTCAAAAGTATTAAACACACGAGAAACCGCAGGTGCAACTTCAAACTCATCTTCATCCAATAAAAACCCTAACATTGTGAATTCATAGTTTTGGATGTAAAATCTTCTTCTTTGCACTTCAACAACCGACTCATCGGAAATTGTACCCATAATGATTGGGATATAATGACCATTGATTTGTCTATAGGCTTGTCTTGATGCAAAAGTTTGAATCACATTTTTGTTAAACTCATTTAACTCTCTCATTCTATTACAAACAATTTTAACATTGTAAGTAATATCAACAGGAACTGGTTGTGGAATTTTATAAATGTCCAAACCTTTGATGTTTCCATTCCAAGATGGAACGGCAGCATAAAAATATTCTTTTCTATTTGGAATGTTGTAAATAATGGCGGGATTGCTTCCGTACTTAACTTCAGGTTGACGAACAACTGTAATAAACGGTAATGTTGGGTTACCATTCAAATCTTGAATATCCCAAGTTTCTGTAAATTGAGCCCAGTTTTGAGTGGTAATAATTAAATCAATCATTGGTATTATACTACCAGCAACAGTGGTTTGTAAATCTTCTTTTACAAAATCTAAAAATCCCCTATCTAATTCAGGATGCATTAACGACTTTGGTAAATAAGTTCCATCATACTTAATATCTTCAAGCAATTGTTCTCTACGAGCCAAAAGAATTTTTTCGGGCTTAAGATTGATTGTCGGAATAATTTCCTTTCGTTTTCTTGGTAATGCCATTATATACCTCTAAATTCGTTTTCACTAACAGGTGTTGCGGTATATGAATAATAAAATCCTTTATACCCACCATAAGTGTGTTTATTGTCATAATCAGGAATACCTGCGTCAATAACTGAATAATATCTAACTTCAGATTCTGTTATCCAATATCCTAAATAATCACCCAACTCAATATTAACTTGTAAATCGGCAAGTTCTTTTTTGTAAACAGCGAATTTCAATAGACCTGGCTCGTTCTGAATAATTTTACTACTACCTAAAAATTGTTCTGTGGCCTCTTCAATTCTAACATATGCGTTAATTGATACTGGTGCTAAAAATTGTATTCCGTCTTGTTGTACTTCACCATAAACATCATCATTAACTGTTTTTGTCCTGTCAACTTTATATAATACAATGGTAAAATTCATATCACCACCAAGCCATTCACGACCCATAGAAATATCTAATTCAAAATCTTCACCACCAAAGAATTTACCTAATCTTGTAATTGGAACGAGTTGTTGCGCCATACTTGATAAATATACATAAATTGATTATCTTTTGTTAGATTGGAAAATACTGAAAACGCATATAATGTCTCTGTGTTAGAAAGAAAGGCTCTTGATTTATTAGAGACGTATCAGGGTGCCAATAATTATATCATACGTTTAAGACAAAAACAGATTGATAACAAAAAGTTCTATCCAACCCGAGCCCAAGCAGAATACATTATAAATTATCACGAAATGGCTCCAAAAGTTGCCAAGAAGTGGGTTGAACTTGATTCATATTTTGCACAAAAAATTGCCAATGATAAATTACTTTCATCTGTTCCAACAAGAGTATATGTTGAAAAACTTTTGGTTGAAAAAGATACCGCCTACCATATTTGGGGAAAATATTTTGATTCAGAACAAGTGTACGACTTTTGGATTCCAAAGGTTGCTTTGATAAAAGACAATAAAGTTAAGGATGTGGTAATTGATTATGAAAAGTATTCTCACCGTCCACCACTTGAACACCAAAAAGAAGCTATTAAATCTTTGGTTGAAAATAAAAAGTTTATTCTTGCCGATGATATGGGTTTGGGTAAAACAACTTCAACCATTATTGCCGCTTTGGAAACGGGAGCAAAGAAAGTATTAATTATTTGTCCAGCATCTTTGAAGATTAACTGGCAACGTGAGATTGAAAACTATTCAAATAAACCAACATCAATCATTGAAGGTAAAAAATGGGAAGATGGTGATTTTATAATCATCAACTATGACATTATTAAAAACTTTCACGATGAAAAAAAGAAATCAGATTCTGTTTTATTAAAAACAAAGTTTGATTTGGTGATTATTGATGAAGCACATTACATTCAAAACAAACAAGCACAAAGAACCAAGTTAATTAATGACTTTGTGTCCAATGTTGATAGACTTTGGTTGTTAACAGGTACACCAATCACTTCAAGACCAATCAATTATTTTAATTTGTTAAACTTGATTGAATGTCCTGTAGCCAAGAATTGGATGGCATACGTCAAAAGGTATTGTAATGGTTTTCAATTCCAAGCAGGAAGAAGAAAAATTTGGAATGTTAGTGGAGCATCCAACTTAGAAGAGTTAAGAGACCGAACAGCACCTTTAGTTCTAAGAAGATTAAAAGAAAATGTCTTAGATTTACCTGATAAAATTATCACACCCGTTTACTTAAGATTAAAATCAAAAGAATATGAAGCCCTAATGGGTGAATATTATGATTGGTACGATAAAAATGGTGAGTCCGATTCACTAACCCTTCAATTCACCAAACTTACAAAAGTAAGACAGGTGATTGCTGAAGAAAAAGTTGCGTCAACAATTGAAATCTGTGAAAACATTGTGGAACAAGGTAAGAAAGTGATTGTCTTTACTAACTTCACCAAAACTTTGGAGATGATATTGGAACATTTTGGAAAAAAGGCGGTTAGACTTGATGGTCAAATGTCACAAAAAGAAAGACAAATGTCTGTTGACCGTTTTCAAAACGAAGAAGATGTTATGGTGTTTGTCGGAAATATAAAAGCCGCAGGTGTTGGTATTACATTAACAGCTGGTGAAGCCGTTGTTATGAATGATTTATCGTTTTTACCATCCGACCACTCCCAAGCAGAAGATAGAAGTTACCGTTATGGACAAAAAAATAATGTGTTAGTTTATTACCCAATTTTTGACAATACTGTGGAGGGAATCATCTATGACATACTCAAAAAGAAGAAAGACATCTTTGAAACCGTGATGGGTGATAAGGTAGACAACGGTGATTATGTTCAAGAAATTTTGGAACTTATAAATAATTGGAGGCGATAATCAAACTTCGGCTTATTTATAATCAATAAACATTAATAAAAGCCGACCTTATGAAGAATCTTAAAAATAGGATTGAAGTAATTGAAGAAGATTTACAAAAAAAAGAAATTAAAAGACAACAAGAACAAAAAGTACGAAAAGTTGTCACAGAAGCCAAAAACATTAAGATAGAAAGATTACCCTATTCTTATTCAGCACTAAAACAATTTATTGACCCAGAAACCATGAGTGTTCATTACAACAAACACTACAAAGGTTATGTTGATAAATTAAATGGAGCATTAAAAGATGATGAAGATTTAACTTTAGAAGAAATTGTTAAAACAATTGACAGTTTCAACAAGTTCATCAGAAATAATGCGGGTGGGGCTTACAACCACCAATTGTTTTGGAAAATGTTAACTCCAAAAACAACAAAACCAGGTCCGATAACACTCAAAAAAATTAATCAAAGTTTTTCATCTTTATCTGACTTTAAAAAGAAATTTGATGGTCAAGCAAAAGATAGATTTGGTTCAGGTTGGTGTTGGTTAGTTCTTACAAAACGAGGAACATTAAAGATTATGACAACCGCCAACCAAGACAATCCACTTATGGATGTTGTTGACCAAGGCGGATATCCAATTTTAGGGTTAGATGTTTGGGAACACGCATATTATCTAAGATATAGAAATAGAAGAGATGAATATATTAAAAACTTTTGGAAAGTTGTGAATTGGGATTATGTAGAATCTGAACTTTCAAGAAAGTTAGACAAAACGGTAAAAGAATCTACAACCGCAAAAGAATTTTTAACTGAAGCCGTTAAGAGTGAACCTTGTTCTACTCAAGACAAAATGGCCTCAAAATTATTATTTAATACAAACCGTGATGTTCTTAATCTATACAAAAATGCAATAATGCAAATTTTAAAAGAAACATTTGCTGACAGATTTTACAACAAAGATGAATATGCTAAAGGACAAATGTCGGGTGTGTATGATTTGGAAGGTGAAGGTAGGTCTGTTATCAATTATTTGAATACAAATTACAGTGCGTTTTGTGTCTTGAAAAAAGATTTAAACAAATATCTTACAAAAATAGGTGAAGAACCAATTATTTTTTCAGATAAAACACAAAGAGAACAAGTCAATGAAATGGCAAGAATGTTAAAAACATTAAACAAAGTTAAGTTTAGAGTTTTTTCATTAGAGTCAGAAACATTTAAAACAATTATGAGTGTGATGGGGGTAACTTCAGACAAAGGTAATAAAACTGAAGATGCTGTTGTTGAAAAACTTAAAAAACAATTTGGTGATGAAAACGTAACTCGTATTGGTGAACTTGGAAACAAAGAAGATATGATGACGGGTGTGGATGTTAAGATTATGGTTGATGGTGTTGAAAAAACTGCACAGGTAAAACCATTCAGTCATATAACAAGAAGTGAAGACATGTATAAAGTTGATGGTACCGCAAATGTTAAAAGATATCAAACAAATTGGATGATTTTTATGAAACGTTTGGATGACATGGTAATCTTTGATAACTCAAACACAAAAATTATTGATGGTGTTTATTATTTCCCAATTGATGCCAAGTTGTATCAATTGTAATAACTTGATATTTATATATAAAAGACTATGGTAGTTATTGCTGAACCAGAAAGAACCAAACTGTATAACAGGATTTTAAATCAACTTGGGGCTCCATTAAGAGCTGTTGAATTGGAATTTGAAATGATGGATTCATTACTTGAATTGTCCATCGGTGACTATACACAATATCTTTATGATTGGTTGATTGAATCACAATGGACAACATTGTATGGTATGAATTTGGATACCCAATCTGTGGCAAACGCTTTAATCAGAAGAAGTCTTGATTGGGAAACTCAATACACTTACGCTTATTCTAAAATTGTTGGTCTTCAAAATTCAGGTCCTTGGGTTCTTAAGAAGGATTATTTTGAATTACAACAAAACGTACAAATATACGAAATACCTGCGGGTCGTGAAATTAACGAACTTTTATGGTATTCACCAGCAGAACAAAATAACATGTTCTTTGACCCTTGGTCAATGCAAAGTCTTGGTGGTTATGGTGGACTTGGTGGACCTGGTGGGTTTGCTCAAGGTGGTGCCGGTGGAGGATATTTCATGTTCTCATCTTATGATGTATTAGCAAGACAACAAGACATAAATCTTAAAAGAAGAATTATGCAACCCGATGTTAGTTATCGTGTGACAGCACTTCCTGATGGAAAAAGAGCGGTTATGTTGTATAATACACCTGGTGGTAGATTTGATTTTGGTGATAATGAATTAATGAGAGGTCGTGTTTGGTATTGGTATTATGATACAACTGATGCAGACAGAGACCAATGTCTTAAAGATAATCCTGATATCGTAAAATTACCATCAGACATTCCATTAGATGAATTAAATTGGATTGATTTAAACGACCCTGCAAAACAATGGGTTAGAAGATGGTTCACCGCATACTGTAAAGAGACCTTAGCTCGTGTTAGAGGTAAATTCAGTGGTAATTTGAAGACACCAGATAGTGAATTAACAATGGATTATCAGTCTCTTCAAACTGAAGCCAAAGATGAAAAAGTTTCTTTAGTGACGGAACTCCAACAAAGATTAGAAAGATTACGTCCTGAAAAACAAATGGAAAAAGAAGGTTCTATTGCTGAAAATTTAAATAAGCAATTAAAATATAGAGCAATGCCAATACCAATTACTGTTGTATAATATGCCAATAATTAAATCTATACCCGCAATTAAAATCATAAATGGTGTTCAGATTAGAACTTCTGAATTAGCCATTGTTTCTGAACCACAATACACCACAAATGGAGAATATTCAATCGTTATTCGTGGTATTGATAATTGTATTTTAAAATTAAATTCGTTAACAACGGATAGAGTTAAAATAAAAGCAATGACAAACGTATTAATCATACCCGACATTAATTCTATTGATGAAGAGTGGGATGAAATATCAATTGAAAAAGGTGCGTGTGTCGAATTTGTTTTTATTAACCAATATTGGTATATCTTATCTTCAGATGGTTTGAAGATTTGGTAATCCCGTAATTTGATTTTCCCAACCTTCTTCAGCTTTTTCATAGATATAAAAAGGTTCCAATCCACGTTTTTTCCAATAAGACATTTCTTGTTCAGAAATTGTTAATACATCATTCAAATCATCTTGGTCACCTTCACCTAATGGATGTCCATTAATTAGTTCACATTGGGCGGTTGTAAATATTCCACGTTTTTCAGGGTCATTCACAATTAAAGCTTCACGAACTTCATCTTTGAATACAACCAATAATGGGTCGATACGTTTGTTGAAAGTAGCAATCGCTCTTGCCACATTATAATTTCCTGTTAAATCAGGATTTGCTTCTAATTCCGCAGGGTCCAACAAATAACAATTCAAAACCAAACTATCACCTTTTTTTACCACATCACCGTGAGATGCTCGTTGACCATTATTTACGTATGTAATCACATCACCCAAGTTCACACTTAAGTTATGGTGAATTGCAAGTTCCATATGTGCTTGACGTGACATCAATGAACCCGCCTTTGTTTTTTGAGTACAACGGAATTTATAATCACTTAAAGAATGTTTAATTCTTGCTCTTTGGGCAATTTTAGCCAAAGGAACTTTCATATCATAAATCTTTTGTAGGTATTCGTAATAATATTCAATGAAATCTTTACCCTTACCTTGAAGTAGCATCTTAATTCCTTTATCCAAGAACTCTTCAATATAACCTGGTAGTTTCTTTGACTTAATTGTATTACCAACCAATTTGATTTTACCTTTATCAGTCATCAAAGCATAGTTCTTACGAGCCAAGTTAATACATGCCGGCCATACACCATCATTATCCAAAGCCATTTCACCTCTCATGAATATGTCATTGTATTCGGCAATATCCGCAGCCGCCCCAATGTATTCTTTACCTTCCACTACTTTCCAATTCAAACCACGACCAATGTATTTACGTTCGTGAACATCAGATGGAGATGAAAAGTTCACACCATCCGTATCCATTACCAATGGTGCATATCCACGTTTCATAAAGAACCCAATCATCTGACGCAAGTATTGTCTACCTGTACAAGTAATCTGTTCACCCATGTACATATCACCCCAATGAAATACTTGTGGTGCTGACAACGCTCCAAACATTGAGTTAATAAAGATTTTAATCGGTAACTGTTTACGGTCATAAGATTTTGACTTCTTAGGGTCACTCTTTTCGAACTCTTCAGCCAATTGTTTGTACATAATACGAGAACTTCTAAAGTAACCCAACAATCCTTTCATCGCACCTGTTACATCACACTCGGGGAATACATTGTGAACCAACTGAATAGATGGATAAAGTGAACTAAAGTCCAATTTCAATACAGATGTAGAATAACCAACCTTAATCAAACGAGACAATCCACCAACAAAGTCAGTCTTATCTTGTTTGGCTGGAATTGCCAAGTTGTACTTGTAAGACCAAGCCAACATAATCATCTTCCATAAAGTTGCCGTACCCATTGTACTTACACGCTCATAAGTTGTAGGAACCAACGAAGCCAAAAGGAACGAACCTTGGTTGAACTCGTCATCCACACGTAGGGTTTCATCTAAGTCATCGTCAAGGTACTGTTCTACAATCTTATCACCTGTAGTTTTGATATATGTACCAGGAAAACGTGTATCAAGGTCATCAAATTGTGGATTATCCGCCTTCTTGTATTTTCCGTTTTTAACATTTAACCAATAATCTTCCTTTTTAGCATACATAGGACCAATTTCTGTGTGGTCAATGTATACACGGTCTTCATCTTGAATCTCCAAGTACTGAGTTATGTATTTCAAACCCGCCGACTTGATGTTTGAGTTAATCGCTTGGGCTCTACGAACTGAGTGTAAGATATCAATGATGTTGTATCCCCACATTGAGGTCTGTGGGTATCTTTCTACCTCATTGGCAAGCTTCAACATTTGTTCTTTCTGAGATATGGTACGTTGGGGGTTAAGTGACTTGGCTATCTTCTTTATATCCAATCCAAGTGCCTTAGCTCGTTCAAAAATCCACAACCAGTCAAAGTTAAATGAGTTATATCCACCAATGATAGATGGTTTAAGTTCATTAATTGTATCAAAGAATTTAATTAAACCTAACTTTTCAGTTTCCTCTGTGTCACATTCAATTACCTCGTGGAACCCTTTGTTTGTTTTTATTCCAATCATGAATATACGACCATCCTTTGGTTCAAGTGAGGTCGTTTCTAAGTCAAATACAAGTCGGGTTATGTCATTGTATTCTTCATATCCTTTGAATAGTCGTTTTTCTTTCTGAATAAGATATTGTTCTACAGGAGGTAACATAAGAAACTTATCCTTTGCTCTATCACCCCAAGGGTCAATACCACCATCACGGAAAAATTGAACCAATGAACGGTATCCACCAAGACATTTAACCATATAGGTTAAACCGTTCTCTAATCTTTCATTATCGTGGGTTTCTAATTTGTCAATAACAATTTTATGTTTTGACATGGCCTCTTTTTGTAATCCTTTTGAGCCTTGATAAAAATTTAAACCTTTTAGGTCACCGACCCAAGCAAAAGGTATAAAATGGTCTTTTTGAATTGATTTTCCTTGACCAGGAACTTCTTTAATTTTGTAAATTGCGTCTGTCACATAATCAAATTCTATGGACACAATGAATTGTTCGGGGTCGCCACCTTCCAAGAACGCTTTAATTTCTTCGTTTGATATCATTTCTATAAATTTTAACCGAGTGACCTATTATCTTCCGTAAAATACGGAGTTTGTCTTACTCATTGGTTAAAGTATAGGTATTGGATTTAACCTCGTCAACAACAAGGACTATCTATAATGAAACTTTCTTGGACATTGATGTATAACTCATCTCTTAGAGGTAAAATAAGATTTCCTTCAATACCACCCAAAAGACCGTTATTATATTTAATCAAAAATTGTCCAACATAACGACCAATAGTATTTGTATCACGAGCAGTGAATTTAAAATATACGTAATATTCGGGTAATGCGTTTGGGTCATCACCAATTACTTCAGTAATGTATGCGGGTTTTGAAACAATCTTTGGTATTCCCGTTGCTTCATTTATCATAGAAAAGAAAATTGACGCACTACCTAAAGAATCCATAAAAGATTGGTATTCACTTCTACCATCTCTAACCACTTGCATTTTTAAAAGTGGTAATGTCGCATTTTTCTTAATATTAAAATCCATTACATATAAATACTCATTAAGATTCTTTTCTTAATGAACCATCATAAAAATCAAACCTATCATGTTCAGTTGGTGTCATCAATAACAATGCGGGTTTAATATTTCCCTTAATTGTTTCTTGGAACATGTAACTCATCCAAGTTTGTTCAAACGGTCTTGACCATGTTGTTTCTAAGAACATTTTTTTGTTTCCATGTCGTGTAACTATCTGTGGCCAATTACAATAGTAAATTTCACCATCAACAAAAGGAATTCCTTTGTGATTTCTAATGTTGTTGTATTTTGTCTTTGGTGCGTTTGGGTCTTGACCTTGAACGGGTAATGTTGGTTTTTCTGGCCAATGTTTTACCCTAAAATCTTGCGGTACATTATACCATGACCATTGTATTCCATTATCACCAAAAAACTCACTATAGTTCATTTTGATGAAGTCATAATGGTATTTTTTTGTAATCTCAATTATGTTTTTATACAAATTGTCAACGTATCGGTTAAATCCATTTCTACAAACCTCACCTTTGTTTGGGTAAAAGAACATATCATCTTCAAAAAAGAAATAAAAATCAAATTCATTTTCTTCAGCATGTTCTGCAATCCATTGTCTACCACCACAAATACCTAAATTATCTTTTTTAATATGTTCAAAACCATATTTTTCACAAAGTTCCGAGTATTTCTCGGTAGTTGATAAATCTGATGAATTATCTAATAAGAACTTTTTTGGTTTGTTAATAAAATCTATATCATAAACTTCCATAGAATTCATTAAAGTTTCAAATTGTTTTGGACTATTAAATGTTATAACATATAAGGCAACATTATCAGGGCTTAAATCATCATTAACAGCATCCATTTTAAATTTACTTTGTTTTTTTAAATCGTCATTTTTTAAATCCTCAAAAAATTTTCCAAATAAACCATTTGACTCAATTTCAAAATAATCAATCAAATCAGCATGTTTATAACACATTATTGAAAAAATTGATTCTTCAGTTCCCATTAAATTTTGTGACAATGTGGATGTTAAAAGATTATAATAAATTCCATTTATATCACTAATACTACTCTTTGGTCCACCAAAAAAACCACCACGAGCAACCATGTCTACCTTTGTCTGTGATATCTTATTAATTTCGTCAAAATTAAACCCGTGAATTTCGTTATTTGCCTCATAAGGGAAACAAACAAAACTAAATTTATTAATATACTTTGGAAGTTTTTCTAAGACCTTATCATGTGTAAAATAACCTGGATGTACAGTATTTGCCAATCCAGCATCAATCCAAAACATATATTCAGAATCAAAATTATCAAAAATTTTGGCATCATGTAACAAAAACATTTTAGACATAACTAATGGATTATACCATTCAAGTTTTGCCTGTGTTGAGTCTGCCAACCATCCAGCTTGATTATACCAATCAGGATTTGTTCTAATTTGTTGGATTTTATCGTATGGAACAGTTTGTTTAAACCAATCTTTATCTCTAACAATAAATTGGGTGTTTGACCTATCTCTTCTTTCCCAAACAAAAGATTCCAATTCTTGTTCACCAAAAATTATTATATTATTATCAACCTTAAGAAGATGGTCAAATTTTTCTAAATAATGTTCAAAACTACGTGACCATCCTTCAGTTAATGAATCACGATTAATATTCCATAAACCTGTAACTAATGTTATTTTACTCATTCTGTATCCCTAACTTTATAAATAATTTTATCAATAAATTCATATTCAAATATTTTTGATATGTCAGAATAAAATATCCCATCTCCAAAAATATCCTCATGAAATAACGGTAAATTTTTGGTGTTTGGTATTACACCAACACATTTACCAATGTTGCCGACTTCAAAATGTTTTGAAGCCCAATTAACGGTACCACCCCATTTATGTTTAAAAATGTATAATTTTTTTTCTGTAACAGTATTTCTAATATATTCAAATGCATCAGGAACATACCTATCATCATCATCGGCAAACATTATAAAATCACCGTCTAAGGTATTCATATGTCTATTTAACAATGGATGTCCAAAATTACCTTCAGGACCGTTTAAATTTTTAATATGATTTAATTTACATTTAAAATTAAAAGTAGATAACACCCCCTCAACAAAGTCGTGATTATTATCCGATACAATGGTAAAATAATCATTTTCATTTAATTGATTAACAAAACTATCAATTAAACGACCTAACGATTCTCGTCCTAAAGATGTACAAAGGATGTGAAAAGAAAAATTATTCATAACATTTTTCTAAGATATATTTTTCAGTGTCTAATTTGTCCATAATTTCTAAAATACCTCTTTGGAAATCATTCCAATCTCCAAAATTAAAGAACTTGGTGTTATTTCTATGTGTTAAAATGGCCAAAACCTCTTGTTCACTGATTAAACCACTATAAGTTTTTAAATATAAATCAAAAATATTTAGATAATCGGATAATACTTTTTGTATATTTTCTTTATTTCCACCAAATAATGCACCAGGTATTAATTTAAAGTCTGTGTTATATATCGCATTCATTCTATCTCGTAACTCATAATTAATTTGGATTGCTTCACCTCTTAAAGATATAAAACCATACTCATCAATTTTTTCATTAATTTTATCCAAAAATAATTTTGAGTGGGCCAAGACATTCATATAATCTCTCCAACCATCGTGACAACTAGTTCCAAACAATCCCGCATCTAACCAAACAACATTTTTATTTTCTTCACTTTCAGACAATAAAAATTTAATTTTGTTTAAAATTACCTCAATATAGTTTTTAACACAATATATTCTATCATATATTTCACCTTCATTGAATTTTGTTTCTCTGATTGGATTAATAGTGTTTAAGTAATATTCAGAATCTAATTCTTCAATTTTTATAACAACATTTTGTTGGTTAAAAACATCACCTAATGAAAATGTATCATATGTGTGTTTATCTGTATAAATAACATATTCATATTCATCAAATATGATGTTTTGTATTGTTTGAGCCAACAACGGGAATGATTTATACCTCATTCCACCTCTACCGTCTTCATATCTTAAATCGTAGATTGAAGTTATTATTTTTAATACCATTTATTATGTTTTGGAATCAATAAGTTTATGCCTTGACTGGAATTATTTTTTAATTCAATACCGTTATAAAATGCTGAAAAACACATTTCATCAATATTACCCGCTGGCACGTTACGTAAATTCTCATCGTATTTGATTTTAATACACTCATCCCAAGTATTTAAAAAATCATTAAATTTATTTGTTTCAATATCTAAAAATTGAACACAATCTTCAGGCATGTAAAAATTTTCATTACTATATAAAACATTGAATTTATTTTCGTAGTGTTTGAATCTTTTACCTAACTCACTATTACTTTTTTCTTCATTTTCAAATAGATATGTTACTTGACCAGATATACTATTAGGTAAAAATAGTTTTAATATATTTTCATGTGTAAATAAACTTTCATTAGCCACAACGTCAGTATCACATAATATTATTTTACTAAAACCATTTTCTAATGCAAATCTAACCGAATACCTTTTAACTGAAAAATCAAAATCATAATAATTTGTATTGTAGGTTTGATATTGTTCATTATACTCCCTAATGTCTTTAACCTTAACCCAACTTTCTTTTGTGATTTTATCGGGATTGTCGGTAACAACAAAAATTGTTGGTTTATCATTAAGTTCTTTAAAAGAATCTATTAATCTGTTTGTTTGTTCATAATACCTTTCACCATAACAAAAAGTGGTGATGGCATAATTATTATCTAAATTTTCCATATTATAAATTTCCTGTTATTCTTTCACACCAATCTTTAGATACTGAGTGTGGCCAAACAACCCAATACTTTGGTTTATGTTCTGTTTGGAATTCTCTCCATACTTTACAGTAACCATCAGGGTCATTCATCATTCTATCAATTTCTGCCTTATCAGCGTCTTTTCTGTTCAGTGTTTCATCATTTTCACCGTGGAAGGCAACCACCCAAAAATCATAATCTTTTTCAGGTACTTGTGAGAAACCAATATCAATACAATGTTTAAATACTTGAGCAAAGTTTTTCTTCCACTCTTCTTCAGATTCAAAGTTGTATGGATTTGGTGGATAATTCTTATCTAAGGTATGTTGTTGGACAGCTCTTTTTTCAAATAAAAGACCTGAATACTTTTCATAATCTCTTAATGTCCTAACAGGTCCAAATCCATAAGGTCCGTCATGACCTTCTTGTTTTTCACCATCCATACCAAATAATTTTCTATTGGTAAAATGTGAATGACTGTTTTTATTACCCCAATCTTTGTCATCATCCCATTGTTTTGTTCTACCTTTACGAGTATATTCGTGCCAAATCAAAACTTTATGTGGGTGGAATAAATCATAACCCCAAGTATAAGCACGAGCGGCAATTGATATTTCTTCACCGTGGAAATAGTATTCAGGGTTGTGTTGTACTTCTTTTGAGAACTGACCTAATGTAAAACAGTAGTGAGCTGAATAGAAACGAGATGTAACAGGTTCTGTTAAGCTCTGCCAACCTGGAATTGTTTCAGGTAGGAAGAATACCGCACCTTCAGGAATAAATCTGTCAAACGCCATTCTCCATGGTTCTTGCATACGCCCTGATGGGTCATTGTCGGGGTCAAAAGATGATACATATCCTGTAAGTAATGGTTTTTCATGACCTTTCTTTTGAAGTTGTTTAATCATCTTAATCATTTCATCATCCCAATTGGGTGCGAATCTCATGTGTGAATCAATTTGAAGTGTATATTCTTCACCTTGATATAGTTGTTGAACTTGGTTTCTTGCCCAACAAACACCTTTTGATTCTTGATAAGGAATGTTAAGGATTCTAAATCTTTTATCATTTTCGTACTCTGACATGTCATCAAACCCGTCTTCAGGATGAAATTGTCTTGCAATACCAATTCTTAAATTTTTAGGTCTTTTAGCATTTTCTATCATACTTTTGATAGTTGCTATAAGTTGGGGGTCACGATAAGCGGCAATTTGAACAAATATTTTCATGAATATATTTTTTCATAAAAATATTAAAGGATTTGAAAAAGTTAATAGGAAAATTAAGTAAAAACAATCCTTTTTAACTTATTTTAAGATATCCGTAATTTACAGTGATATTTGAACCTGTGTTATTTTGTATTCCAAACACAAATGTATTTGTTGGGGTACTCACACTAGGACTTGAGGTTGATATTGCACCTGCGGTACCTATAATTTGGTCAGGAATTGATGTAAACAATATTGGACTACCACCTCCAGTATAATTCCACGCATATTGATAACCAATTACAGGTACATTACTATTACTTATTGATACAGTTGCGTTGTAAACTATTATACCATTCGGTATATTAGCTAAAACCCACAAATTATAGGTACTATTACCCTCAAGAGTAAAACTATAATTACTGGTTCCTGATGTTACCGTCCAAGAACCTGTATTACTAAGATTATTTGTAATGCCTGAGTAGGCAATATGATAGGTTACACCACTTAGTTCTACAGGAATAAGAGTGTTATTGGTAGGTTCCGCTAAAAAAGTTAATTCTCCGATTGTTTTACCTGTTAGTGACATATTTTTTATTTTATAAATATTTGTTTATAATCCATATTTTGATTTATCTGCATTGAAGTTTTGTAGGACTTGAGATGCTGTTAATGATGTGTTGTATAAACGAGTTATACCAATTTTTCCATCAAACCATTGAGAAAACTCTCCACCATTATAACTACCAATGTAAAGTGGGTTAGTTACATTTAATATACTTGCCAAACTATGACCCACACTTCCTATACTTACACCATTTACAAATGTTTCAAGTGTATTAGATGCGACATTTGTAAACACATAAACTATCTGATACCAAGTACCAATCGTCCCAACGTAGTTTGTACTATTAACAAACAATGATGAACCACTACCACTACCTGAACCCAATTGAGCGTAGTATGTAGTATTGGTTGTTCTGATACTATAACTTACATCTATAGTTAACCCTCCATTATCAAACTTTCCAAGTACAACATCATTACCTAAAACCGATTGATTAACCCACACTTCCATAGTCCAATCTCCACTTCCTGGTTCTAATAATGGATTATCGGCAACTTGAACTTGTGATGAAGTTCCATTATATGAAAAATATGGTGATGTGTATGTAATACCCGACATTGAACCATTTAATCCATTTCCTGATAAATCATTTATTGTTGTACCAGTACCAGGGTAACTTGATGAATTACTTGGGTCGTAATATAAAACAAGATTAGTGGTTACGGGAACTGCTGGCGTTGAGGTTGGAGTTGGTGTATTAGTTGGTGTTGTGGTTGTTGTTGGATTTGGTGTTGTCTCAAAAAATTCCAAATACTCACCATTACCAACTGAAATATATTCATCAATATTACTTACTAAAACGGGATTAATTAGTACTGTTATTGGTGTTTCAGTAGGTGTTGGAGTGATAGTTGGAGTTATTGTAGGCGTAGGTGTTGCGGTTGGTTCTATAAATCTTGGGGCTAAATAATCGTATTGTTGTGTTATTTCAGTAAGATTTAATTGTCTGTTATAGAAATACATGTTGGCGACATGACCCCAAGGTTGAGCAACAATATCATTATTACCCCATCCCCAATGTGTAGTTCCACCAGCACCCTCATTGATTGTACTTCCCACCTGTGAACCATTTATGTAGAATCTTTGAGATGTATTTGTTCCGACTACTGCAAATTGAACCCAAACACCTGCCGAGGATGAAACATCATATCCTGAACTTACAAATCCTGTCGCCCAATATCCTAATGTGTTTGTTCCATTAGGTATAGTAATTGGTGTGATTTTAGGAGGTCCCTTTGTATAAAGTACTGTTCTAAACCCAGCATTACTAGGTATTAATCTTGCCCAAGTGATATATGTGTATCCTGAATTTGGTAATAAAGGTCCTGTTAAGTTGTAATCAACTCTATTAGTTCCTGTTGTACAATCAAAACATTTTATACCATTAAGAACTGTGTAAGTTGCACCAATTAATGTATGGTCATATCCACCTGTAATATCAAAAACAGTTGTTCCTGTTCCAGGATAACTTGAACTTTCATATGCATCAAGTTGAATAACCAATCCTGAAGTTACAAGATTAGGTGTTACAGATGGTGTTGGTGTGTTAGTATTTGTTGGGGTTGATGTAATGGTTGTGGTATTAGTGTTTGTTGGTGTTGGAGTAATAATTTGGGTTTCGGTTGGAGTATTTGTAGGAGTTTCTGTATTTGTGGGGGTTGGTGTATTTGTTGGGGTTTCTGTATTAGTTGGAGTATTTGTAGGAGTTTCTGTATTAGTTGGTGTTGGTGTTGGTGTTTGTGTTGGAGTTTCGGTATTAGTTGGTGTTGGAGTTTGTGTGTTAGTTGGTGTATTGGTTGGAGTTTCTGTGTTTGTTGGGGTTTGAGTTACCGTTGGTGTGTTTGTTGGGGTTTGAGTTACCGTTGGTGTGTTTGTTGGGGTTTCTGTGTTTGTCGGAGTTTGAGTTACCGTTGGAGTTTGAGTTACCGTTGGTGTATTAGTTGGTGTTGCCGTATTAGTTGGAGTATTTGTCGGTGTAGGTGTCGGTTCAATTATTTCATAATACAAATCATTTGCAGGGATACTCAAATAATATAAATCATTATCAGGAATTAAAATATAAGTTAAATCATTTCCTGGTATTGTTATTCTACAATTTAAACAATCAGGGTCTAATAAATTATATTTAAATTTTAATATTCTAAAGTTGTGTTTAATTTGTGAAGCATTTAATGGTTCAGTATACATTCTAAATGCACTAATTTCTCCAATCATACTACCACCAAAATATTCTTCCAATTTAATATGAGTTGTTAAACCCGAATAAATTGTATTGTCCAAATCATAAGTGGTTAAACTTTCAGGGTCTTGTTGATAAACAATTTCTTCTATTGTTGCAGGACACCCACCTGAGAATGTTAAGTTATCGTGAAGTCCTTGAGTTCCCCCACCAATTGAAATGTTATATCCAACACCAATTTGTTTTTCTTTTGGAGTGTTTAATAATCTTGGAATAATTTCTTCAAAGTTTTCAG